GTTGGCTTTTTCCTGCGCTAGTCTCTGTGCGTCAGCCTGTGCAGCGGCGGTAAGTTGGTAGTTTCATCAACCTCTTTTATTCTATTTTCGATAGAAATGACTAATATTGTATCACTAACATTAAAAAAAGTAAGACTATGGCATGTGCTAAGAAAAAGAAGATGGCAGAAGGAGGCAAAGTCTCCGAGAAAAAGAAACCTCAAATGAAATGTGGAGGCAAGGTTAAGAAAAAGAAGTAATAACCGGAGGGGTATATCCCCTCCTTAGTATTTCATGCATGAAAAATTCAGAATTTGTATCTAGGATCATAAATGATATGAACTCCATCAATAAGGACGCTCATGTCAGTAGGAGGTGGATATTATCTATAGGAAGGCAGAAAGCCAGATCGTATATAGCCCAGAAATACGCTGACGGTACTTTGTTCGGCGAGGAATCGCTATATACCCATATCAATTGTCTGGAGATGGAGAGAGTCCGGAAGGTTGATTGTTGCTTTGATGAGTTTAAGTTATGCCGGATACTTATGAGATCCAAGAAAAGGCTTCCCGATATGATATATACCCGTATAGGACCGGCTATTGTAAAGGTATCGAACATCATGGATGATATTATATTTACTCCTATATCGTTAAGGAAATACGCTAATAACAAGGAACGTAAATATGGTAATATAGATCAATACTATTATTACGTCAATGATGGATATATCTATATACCTGATATAAATATAGAGGCTATAAACGTGGATCTTATAACCCTTGACAGAAAAGCTGCGTTAGAGCTAGGGGGATGTGGAACGAAAAAAGATGATCCATGTATATCTCAATGGGATTATGATTTCATATGCCCTGATAAGTTACTGGAATATGTGGTATCTGAGACGTTAAGGGAGACGATAACCAAACTACAGATACCTACGGATGAGAATCCGGATATGGATATTAATAAGAAAACGCAAAAAATTCAATAAGCATGAACATAATAAGATCTATAATCAATTTCTTCGGTGCTGAGGATATTGTTGATGGTATCGGGGAAAGAGGAATGAGAGATAGCTCAATCATAAAATATAATGAGATACATGATATGTATGATGAGATTATAAAGGATCTTGGAGAGATGTCAGCATACGTATCAAAGAACTATATCTATGATAAGATAAAAGACAAAACAGGTTTTAGTACAAGGCATATTAGTAGGATACTTAATCATACTAAGAAAAGAGATCTTAGATTTATCTAAAAAGGAGAGGCTAATCAACCTCTCCTTTTGTTTTTAACATCCTCCACCTTGACTTGGGTTAGAGACATACATACTTGTGGCGTTACTTACGCAATCTCTACCTCCGGATACTGTTCCCGATCCTGTCGGTATCGTAACGGTCTTGGTAGTGGAGAAATATTCCACATCTCCTGACGGTTCGGATCTAGTATAATACACATCGAATGAAGCTGTTTTAGATTTTCCACATGGGTTATTGTAGCTTACCGATATACTTAAACATTGACCGTTGAAACTTCCACTAGCGTTGGCGCTCCATGTTTTAGGGCAATCGCATTCCATAGCGTTGGCTTTTTCCTGCGCTAGTCTCTGTGCGTCAGCCTGTGCAGCGGCGGTAAGTGCGGCCTTATCACCGTTACACTTACACCAAAACTTGCCAAATATTTCTTGAATAAGGATGAAATTATTATATTTGCGACATGAAAACAAAGTCGTTTAAAATACTTGATCAATACTTTCTTCGGTTCTACAGGTCTATTATGTCTAAGAACGGAAAGAGAAGGAAACATACGATCGTGGACAAGAATGATATTCTCGAATGTCAGTCGTTGATCTGGAAAGTCATACGTGATAAGTACTTAGATAATGAGGGCGGGGTTTATATAAATAACATCGGTTATCTATGTCATAAGATTAATCCCAACCGTAAGATATATCTGAATAAACTTACCGGGACTATAAACAGGCGTGGGACAGGTGGATATTCTTACGTCCATACGTGTATGGATTTTATGCCGAGGAATAAGTATTTTCATTTATATATCTCTCCAGCATTAAACAAGGAGTGTAGGATGGCTATGGAGTCTGGAAGGAGATATAAGTTCTTGTACCGGGAAGTTGAATCGGAAAGTAAGGTATTTGGAGTTAAATGGGTTTATAAACTGTAGAAGTTTTTGTGATCCAGTTAGCTCGTGAGGGTAGACTGGATTTTTTTTGTATCACGGATTCAAATACATATCTTTGTGCAAAAGACTTGAATATGACAATAAAAGGCTTATTGGCCGAGATCAAGGCCGATTTACATAAATACGACGATAGCGGAGCTATAGACACCTCGTCTGTTTATAGGTGGACTGAGATAGCTTTAAAAAGGTTTGGGGGTGTTATAGCCGTCATGTCCGAGGCGGTTGTAAAGACCAGCAACAAACAGGCGGTATTACCTTCCGATTTCTTCGACATGCTTGACGCCTATAGGTGTGAGCCTCTTGTCTGTGAGATTCCGGGGGGCGACAAGGCTAAGGCTGACCTTCAACACGAGATCGGCTGGGTCGAGCGCACCGAGCGTGGGTTCCGTTGGAACTCCTGCACCGAGTGCTGCAAGGAGGAATTTGAGAAGACGATCACGGAGAAGATTTATATTGGATCCCATGAGGTTCGTTTCCATTATCATCATCCCGTAAGGTTATCCATAGGTCGTGGGTTGAGGCGTGATTGCGCCGCCGACAAGTATCGGGATAAGTACGATTGGGATAATTATGATATAACTATATCTGGCAATACTATGTATACCGGGTTTGATGGATTTATTTATATCATATATCGTGCTACGCCTAAGGATGATGACGGTCTCCCATATATACCTGAAACGGCGTTAGGATACCTTGAGGATTATGTCGAGACGTATATTAAGATGAAGATCTTTGAGAACGCTGCTGTGAATGGCTTGATGCAGGGTGCTGGTGACGCTTATAAATTATATGCTCAGCAGGAGCCGGGCAAGTTCGCTAGGGCTATGAAGGAGCTTAAGATGTCGATGATTACATTAAATGATTATCGGGAGCTGGCTGAAGATAACAGGAGGAGGATGTTGTCTTATGGGCGTATGTGGCCCAACGCTTTTGATAAGTATATTAAATTGATTTAACAAAATACGATGATATGGCTGATTGGATACATTTAGATAAGACAAGTGGTACCGGCCCTGCTGAGGTTAGGGTTACCGCTGATATCAATGAGACTGGAGAGATACGTCAGGCTACGTACAAGGTTATAAAAGAAGGCACCAAGGAGGAGAAGACGTTCGTGTGCAGGCAGGAGTCCGTCCCGGTGGTGATCATCCCGGAGTTCGATTACCTTGTGCTTAGGTATATCTGGGCTGACGAGGACGGCATTGACTTTGACACGGCTACCGGTTTCGATAACACCGGCCTCCCGGATGTTGACGGCAAGCTGGTTGGTTGGAGTAAACAGTATCAGACCACGCAGGAACGGGTAGGTGATTATCTTATCCATGGCGGTGATAACATGGAATCAGGTAATGAGGCTGCCTTGATCCAGATGGGGCCGTTGTTGGATGGTGATAATTACGATAAATTACCTCTTGAGATCAGGTGCAGTATATACGGTAACTGGTATGGTGGTCGTGAGAAAGGCAATGTCACTATCAGGTTCACGGCATATAAGGGCGGAACGATGGAGAAACGTGGATATGATTTTGTCAATATCGGAGGCGAGGAGGTTTATACCGGTGATGCCCCTACTAACGTATCCGCTCACGGCGAGGATAATTGGCAAAATATAAAGACCTTGTATTCTAAGGTAGGCACAATGATCTATAACAAGGAATCTCGTGACTGTATTGTAAGAATAGGTGAGTGATTGTTCTTTTTCATAATACAAATATTTATCAGCTCTCTCGTCCGTGAGGATGGGGGAGTTTTTTATTTTTTAGTCCTTTACTTATGACATATTTGATTTTTTATTGTGTAGGAATAATCTAGCTTTGCCGAAAACTAGGATCATGATAACTTTAAATGATGTAAATAACGAGCTCCATGTCCGGTTATATATACTGGATGTGCTTAAGGATTATATAAGAGATGATGATTTCGATGGTCTTGTAGATAAGGCGTTGGATTTTGTCATGGAAGGCGTTTCTATGCCTAAGGTCCCGGCCAAGGACACTACCATGAGTGATATATCAAAGAGCGTTTTGGCTTTGGTAGCGGGTGCCGGATTAGATGAGAGGTTAAGCAAAAGCTCTTTAGGGTTAGCTTATGACAGATGTAAGATGAGGTACGTATTCGATCCTCGAAATCGGGATATACACGGTGTAGTCGTAGGTTATTCCAATGACTTTAATAGTCTGGTAGCTGTGTGTGATGAGGGATCGAAGAAAGGAGTGGATAAAGGATCTAATGATTTTGTGGATGTCAATGAGAGATACGTGACTAACGGGTTCTTCTACATATCCGTAGAGGACGCCGACAAGCAATCAAGCTACATGGGGAAAAATCTATAATTATTATGTTTTTGTATTTTCATTAAGGGTAAACGTTGCAAAGTGTTTAGTCTTCCTCCTGACTTGTGAAAGTTAGGGGGATTTTTTATATTCGCGTGATTTGAATATTTTCGCATAATACGTATGGTTTTTACTTAGATCCGGCGTGTAAGTGATTATCCGTCGGATTTGTTATCTTTGCGAAAAACATAACATCGTGCAGAACAATTCTAACATAGCGGTTCCCGACTCCGGGATGAACAGGGATAAGCATCCACAGGATCTATCCCCGTCTGAGTACAGCTTTGCCTTGAACGCTACTATAGAGGGTGACGATGGAAGCCAGCTTAAGATCCAGAACGAGCCTAGTACCCTTTTATGCAAGCGATTTGATGGCTATAAGGTTATTGGGTATAAGAATGACATAGCTGGTGATAATACTTATTTCTTTCTATCTAATCCGGATGATAATACGTCTAAGATCACATTCATGCGGTCATTGGATTATGTCAAGACCGTGGAGGATCAGCTAGCTGGATCGGGGAAGGACATCCATCGTATCCTTGGCGAGAGGCTAGAGGAGTCGGATGGTCGTTTTGATGAGATATGTGATTTGATGGAGGTCCTGATAGAGGACGGGGTTGATGATCCTTGTCTTAACTTCTCCATCCATCACCCGATATTCGACATAGAGATCAAGGACGAGAAATGCGGGAAGGTGATATACTGGACCGATGGATATAATCCCCAGAGATATGTTATGGTCGATAAGGCCCTTAACCCGGATGATGATGGTGACTTTTGGTATCATTACCATGGGTATAAGACATGTGGGGATGACAAGCCAATAGAGAGGTGTAGGCTGGCCTGCGAGAAGCTGCTGGTGTTCCCGTTGCTGACGGCCCCGTGCGTGGAGCCTGAGGTCGTGGAGTTCGGGGGGAGCCTGCGTGCCGGGACCTACCAGTTCTGCGTGGCGTTGTGCGATGAGTTCGGGATTGAGAAGACCGGATATTGCTCATTGACCAACCCAATCATGTTATTCGATCGTCAAGATATAGTTATCCGCGATGGTTTATGGGGTAAGTCAACCAACATGGGTATCCGGCTTACCGTATCCAATATAGATAAGCAGGTATCTCATTATAAGGTAGGTGTTATACAGAATACCGTTGGATATAATGGCGAGCAAAGCCCGGTTCTTGAGTATTTCATAGAAGGTATACATCCGATAACGGAAAGGACTATCTATTATCTTACAGATCAGTATAGTGAGCGTACGACAATGGAGAAGTTGTCTAAGGAGATACCGGTATATAAGACGGCTAGAGGAATGACCTCCGTAGGTAATCGTCTTCTTCAATATGGTTTGACTGTTGAGAATGAATGGAATTTACAGCCGGTAGTTAACTTCTTGGGACATTTTGTTAAATGGCAGACATCCATAGCCACTGAGAATCTATACAAGGATGGGGTAGCTTGCTCTAAATACGCCTCATTCATGCGTGATGAGGTATATCCGTTAGGAATAAGATTCTTTACCAATACAGGATACAGGACGGCTAGGTTCCCGCTTATTCCTCGTCCGGCTACAAGGGAGGAGATGGAGGTCATCGTTGATGAGGACGGCAACTCTGATGACTTGTCGGCGTCTTCGGTATTGGAGAACAACCCGCAATGCGCTGGGAACAGCCGTCGTCATCTTTGGCAGTTTAAGAATACGGCCAAGGTTATAAACGATCCGTCTTGGGGATTTGATGATTTTGGGGGAGAGTGCAAGAATCAATTAGATGTTAAGCAACTCGGGTATGTAGAACAGGAATATGCCACGGTAGGAGAGACTCAATTCGTTATTAATACGATTGGAGAAGATGTTACGGAGGATGATGCTATTGATTATATTGCTGACAATATAGAGAATCTGTGTGATCTTATAGAATCCAATGTAGGCATTACTGACGAGTTATGTGCGGCTATATCGTTACCTGAGGATCAAGATGGTATAAAGGCTCCTGATTTCCCTAGTGGATGTGATAATATCGAGAGGATAGAGACCAGAACTATATTGGATAAAAACTCTTTGGTAGATTCTAGGATTGATTTTACATATAAGCTGGCTAGTGATTACGTGGAGACCGAACCTACGACATTAATACAAAGTAACGCCGAGTCTCAAAGGAAGTTTTCTGTATTGTGTGATTTTGATAATTACTCTAGTGGAGGCAAGAATATCATAGATCTGGTTCAAGAATGGCTGGATGGTCAGGATGAGGACAAATTCCCGTCTGATATAGATTCTTCCGCCTTGGTCTTGTGTCAGGATATGTCTAATGTCCGGCAGCTATATGATGAGGGTATATGTACTAATGGTTGTTCGGTAGGAGATCCTTACGTGAATCCTACTATTGACGATGTGCAATTACCCACGTTCCAAGGAGGTAGGTCATTGGGTAAATGTACGTTCTTATTCCAAGGCGATGGGTGGGAAGGCAAGAAGCATACCGAGACTATGCTTGATATATTGATGGATTCAATGAAAAAGTACTTCCCTCAATATGAGAGTCAGTTTGGTATTGAGAACGCCATGTGTCTTTTTGGTGATGGTGATAACTCTAAGTTCAATACCGGCATATCTACTGATTGGGAAGATCGTGTGTCTGTTCAGAATGATATTGACGCCAAGACCAATTGGTTCGGTAGAAGCAACTTGACTTATTTCAAGTTCTATCCACATGTATCCTCATACGCTAGATGGGTGGAGTTGGATTACGAAAAATACGTAAGCGGTTTATCCGATCCTGATGACGGTATTATGTATATAGAGATGATGGGTAACTATAATTATCCGATCGGTGACTCATCATCATACAACAAGGTTCGTATAACGTTTTTCTCGGACAAGGAAGGTACCGTGGCTCCTAATCCTTTGGCTAATGATGCCAAGAAAGGTGTTATAGTGAATTACGTGGATCATAAGATATTTATGATGCCAAAGTACTTGTTCTGGAATGATGACAAGACTACTTTCCATAAGATATATGTTTGTATTGAGCCAGCGGTATGCGTGTTCTTCACCGGTTTCGCCATGAGGCAGGACATGAAGGAGCTTGCCGGGTTCTATACGGCCGGCACCGCCATTTTCCCCGCCCCGTTCTGTTTTGGCATTCGGCCACTGGAGGTGAAATACGTATTCTTCTTTACAAAAGAACTGAAATTAAGGAGATTTGTCACATATGAGGCGAAATGCATCTCATGTGGAGATAAACCCGCTGATTGCGCTCCTAGACCATATCAGTATGGTGATTTCGGATATTGGGAGTCTACCAATAAGTATCCGGCTAATTTTGAGTTGTATGATTCAAGTAAGATCGGGATATCGTCTGGAGGATCGAAGAGGAAGGATATAATAGATTCTTTGACGAAATACTATGGGTCTCCTAAATCTGTTGGGGGTAAGTCTTACTTCACTGGTAATGGGGATAACGCTGAGTACCCTAATACGTCAACCACGTTTTGTCAGAAACCTATACGTCATTACAAGTTCCCGGATAACTCTGTCGCTCCTTTCATGGGTAATCCGTCTCAACTGACCGGTCAATATGGAGTTGACTCCTATATTTATCCTATGGGGGTGATGCTTGACGATGATATCGTTAATGAGTTTCTTGATATAGCGGTTGATAATGGTCTTATAGATAAGGCTAGACGTGACTCTATAATCGGATACGAGCTATATCGTGGAGATAGAACCTTGGATAAGAGTGTTATTGGTACAGGTCTGGCTTATGATATGTTTAAGTACGATGATCCCGACGGATCGGCTAACCTTTATCCTAATTATCCTTACAACGATTTGTCTGATGATATGTATATCTATAAGGATATTAATCGTGAGAATTTTATAACGCATCCGTTTAACAGGAAGGGTAATATTTGGTATTCATTCTTAAGCCCTGATATTGCCTTCAATAAACCTGACGCTCCTACTGAATGTCTGGTTGATGGTTATCAATTAGGTAAATCCTCCGGTATATTCAGGGAGGTGGAGGATCACCCTAAATGGACGATATTAGGAAGTAAGGCTTATAGTATGGCAACGTCATTGGCTACGGTGGAGGCTATGGCTAATTTAATATCTGCCATAGCTGAATATACATATCAATCGGCGTCCCAGCAATATGTCGGTGGGGGCGTGATGTTTTTGGCCAACCCGGTGGGTATAGCTCTGACGGCTATCCGTCTGGCTACAGGTATCGCCAAGGCTACCGCCCAGTCTGTCGTGGATATAGGGAAGTACAGGTATCAGTGGTTAACGGCCTTGATAGATAGGGGGCCTAGATGGAATTACGCTTATTATTATACCTCTGTCGCTCATTATAATCTATTTTACCAAAAAATAGGAGCGTCAGAGTTGCGTGGGTTGTCTACGGCTAAGTATATTAAAAGTGGATTGTATCCGGTAACGGATATCTCATCGCAGGGGGAGGTTGTAGGTGGCAAGCCTATAGTTGTAAATAATCTCGATCGTGAGCATTCGTTATTCATGTCGTTTGGCATGGATAAGTATATGCTTGAATACCCTGAATTAGTATCAAGTTATGATACCAGTCGTATTCAGGATGAATGTAATATTCGTAACGATGAGGTGGCTGGTATGACGCCTCATTTTATGACACGTGAATCTTTCGTATCCTGCCCCTATATGAGAATAAAGAAATATTCTCCGGCTCAATACGGGCAGATAGAGGATATCAGATGGGTATCGTTAGGCGGGTGCGGGTTGATGGATGAGGATAAGCGTAAACCTGTTTTTGGGGGTGATGTGTTTATATCCAGATTCTCGCTTAAAAGAAAAATGCCTATGTTTTACTTGACCCAGTTTGGTCAGGGAGATATGATACCATTCCCTTACTACGACTATAGGAATATCGGGTATCCACGTTATTTTGTTAATTATGATACCGGGGAGGATTATCTTAATAAGACTGATACGGATACTGGATCGCTATATTCGTTCCCTAGCCGTAAGAGTGCTTATGAGATGGCTTGCAAGACCGGGGATATGTATCTTAGTGGTCGTTTCTTTCTGTATTTTTACGGCATACCTCAGTTTTTAGTGGAGTCTGAGATTAATTGTAATTTCCGTATAGCTGGACCTGAGCCTTATGAGGGATTCTATCCAGAAGTAGGGGATTATATATCATGGACCCAAGAGCGTAATGTCCCTATATCAAGGGATAATGTGTTTAAGATGAGTCCTGTGTACAAGAATCGTTTTACGCTAGGCGGGAGGTCATTACCAGAGACGTATGATAGCAATTTTTGGGACTGCGCCTACCAAAGACCCAACGGGGTCATATGGAGCACCGCCGACGTTTCGGAGAACGGCATGACCGATCCTTGGCTGTCGTACAAGCCTATGGATTATCATGAGTTCAAGACCTCGTTCGGGAAACTTATAAGCATGAAGGGGATAGAGTCGGATCAGATATTGGCCCGCTTCGAGAATCAGGTAGGGTTGTACAACGCCATAGACGTGTTGGCGGAGAGAATATCCCCGGAGAATAGCGAACTAGGGACAGGTGGTCTTTTCGCCTCTCGTGGTATCGAGTATAATAATACGACGTTAGGATATTCCGGGACCCAGAGCCGGGATATGATTAGTTGTGAATTTGGGCATTTTTGGGTCGATTTAAGGCGTGGTCAGGTATTCAAGGTAGATTCTAATGGCAGGAATCTTACGGAGGTCACACCGGGGCTTAGAAACTGGTTTAAGGAGCATCTTCAGATGAAGATCATCCGTAGCCGGATATATAACGCCGATACGGATGCTGAGCTATCTTATTATGATATCGATAACAAGTTCTTTGGTATAGGTCTGTCCATGGGTTGGGATAATCGTTTCAAGAGGGTATTGATAACCAAGAGGGATTACATACCGGTAGGGAATCCAAGCGAGTACCAATTCAGGGGAGGCCGGTTCTACAGGAACGGGCAGGCGGTGGAGCTTTCGGACACCAGCCATTTCACGGATGTCTCCTTTACCGTTGGATATAATTGTTTGAAGGGTGAGTGGAAATCATATTTATCCTACACCCCTGATTATTATATCGAGCACCAGCATTATTTCCAGTCTGGAAAGAACTACTCAAGTGAAAGTCAGGAGATAGGGTTATGGTCTCATGGATTGACCAACCAATCGTATCAAGTATTTTACGGTAAGCTATATCCGTTCGTTATAGAGGTACCGGTACGTGAGCAGTATGTGAATAAGATCCTTACGAACTACCAATATCGGATGGATGCCAGAAGGTATCAGGATGAGGTTAATTATCAGGTTAGAAGAACAACTGGATTTAATAAGGCATGGTTCTATAACGATACCAACAACAGTGGAGAGCTTAGGATGACCATCGCCGATAAGAACGACATGAGCCAGCGCCTAAGATATCCTATAACTAACGACGATAGCCGTGATATACTGGTGACGGAAGTGGACCAGAAGATCAATATCAACGACTACTTCAACGAGGTTAAGGACGATACTAATAACCTACCGGTATGGATCAAGGATGTGAATGACATTGACCGGAAGATCGATCCTAGGGCTGTCGATTATCATCGGAGGTGGCGTGATCGTCTTCGTGGCGATTGGTTCTTGGCAAGGTTCGTGAATGACATTGAGAGCCGGTTCAAGATGATAGTGCGTTGGTTTAGCAATGAGGAGAAAGTTTATTGATTTAGGTGATTATATACAACTTTACACCACAAATGTACCGAATTATTTTTATGTATAAATAATAATCTATATATATATGTCATGAGATTAGTCGAACAACATATAATCAAGCGAAGCTCGGTATATTACAATGAGCTTCAAGACCTGTTGCATAAGTGTAAAAACTTATACAACAAAGGTTTATATGTCGTTCGTCAATATTATTTCCAGTATAATGATGATAATACCGTTAAATATAAATACCTCAACTACTATTCTCTTGAAAAGAAGCTAAGAACAGAAAACGATGTAGACTATCGTGCTTTACCATCATCTGTAGCCCAACAGGTATTGATGATGGTCGACCAGAATTTCAAATCCTTCTTCAATCTTCTTAACAAGAAGGGTAGAGGTGAGTATTCTGAGAAAGTAAGAATACCTAAGTATCTTGATAAAGATGGGATGTTTATGGCTGTTTTCCCGACAACAGCCTTTTCTCAGAAATGGATAAAACAAGGTATTATTAAGTTACCAAAACAATTCTCTTTTACCATAAGGACTAATAAACAAAATGTCCAACAACTTAGGTTTATCCCTAAGAATGGATATATTATGTTTGAGATTGTGTATAATAAGAAAGAGAAAGGTCTTATGTATGATAACGGAAATTATCTTGGTATTGATCTTGGACTTAACAATTTAGCGTCTTGTGTATCAAATACCGGTTCTTGCTTTATCATCAACGGTAAGCCTCTAAAATCTATCAACCAGTATTATAATAAAAGATTAGCATATTTAAAATCAAGATTAAAAGGCAATAAACAAATATCAAAGCGAATAAGGTCGTTAACCAACAAAAGGAATAACAAGATCAAGGACTATCTGCATAAAGCCAGTAGGGTATTGATTAATCACGTAGTTTCTAATGGCATTAATACGATCGTAATCGGTCATAACAGATGTTGGAAACAAGAAATCAATATCGGAAAACGAAACAACCAGAACTTTGTATCTATTCCTTTTAATATGTTTATCTCAATGATATCATATAAAGCTACACTTGAGGGTATTAATGTTAAGATCGTTGAGGAATCCTATACCTCAAAATGTAGTTTCTTGGATAACGAGCAGATTTGTAAGCATGAGGAATATGCCGGAAGACGTGTCAAACGAGGATTGTTCAAAACATCTTCCGGTAGTATTATTAACGCCGATATCAATGGTGCTTTTAACATCATCAGAAAATCGGCAAAAGAAGCCTTCGATGTAAGTACCTTACCAGAAGGTAGAGGGTTTTGGTGGAACCCGGTACGGATTTCTGTATAGATATATACCATTTTACGATTTTAGTGTAAAAAGGCATATAATCACCTTGATTTATTAACATATAGGGGAGGGTGTTTATCATTCCCCTTTTATACTTTCAAATGATATCAGTTATGGTTTGATTTCCGTTGAAACTGGTTGATTTTTATCACAATGAATATTGTGATTGACAATTTGTTTTATTTAATATTGAAATACAATAAATTTTAATAATTTGTTTATATGGAAGATTTTCAAGGTAAGTATGATGGTAATCAAATAGACAGTAGGCTTGATAAGGTCAAGGATATGGTTGGTGCCACGGCGTCCGGGGCTGGCGCTGCGGGATTGGTGCCGGCTCCCGCTGCGGAGAAGCGTACAGCCTTTCTTCGTGGTGACGGCACATGGCAGGATATAGATGTTCATGAGCCGGGCTTCTTGGGCGATAATCTCGATAGCGAGGATGATTTTAGAACTATATTATTTAATTTGGGCTTTGATAAGGAATTTACCCTTACCAAAGCGAAATATGATATAATAGCTTCTAAATGTGAGGTTGATATACCAATTCAATATCTTTTATCCGGAGCATCATCGACGTATGGGGTTGGGGACTTGATATTAATTAAGGATTCATCCGGGAATATTCAAGCCATGTTGCGCTCTGGATGCAATACGGGAGCTGGGGCCATTGTATCTTATCATGTAATGATCAATATATCCAGCGACCTTACCCATACGTCCATTGTCACCAGTCATACCGTACAATCGGTATCTAACCAAACTAAGGACATATCCTTAACGATTGGTGGTGACCCAGTCGGAGATAACAGGGGTATCAACTTCTCTACGGCCGGTACAGGGACCAAGGCTTTGATGGATAATGGGAAATATAAGGAGGTGCAAGCTAGGGGTGATATTGAGAATGCGTTTTTAGATACTGTTTTTCATCTAGCGTCCAATCAACCTTCTACTTTAACCCAAGATCAGTATAATACTATAAAATCGTTGTTTGGTAGTAACCCTACGTCTAATATCAGGATGATAAAACCTAGCGATTCTTTTGTGGAAGCTATTGGTGGTATATATGTCAATGATTTGATGGTTTTTAATGATCAAAGGAATGATTGTATCACTATTTATATCTCCTCTTCAAATAATCTCCTTAATATAGGATTTTTAGATGTATCTATATCTGTTTACCCTAATTTGAATGTTGAATATATTCATTCTAATTTAAATATAGTATCATCGGATAACTCTGAGATAGTTATTGTAAGATCTTTTGAAAATACTGAAGATGATACGAATTTTGATAATCAGTTGCATTTAAAGATGAAAGGGAATGGGGATAAGGCTCTTATGGATGATGGAATTTATAAGGAGATAGGTTCTTCTGGAGTGGATATCTCAAGTTATATTTTAGAAGGAATTGATTTTAAGAAAAATACTACCAAGGAAGGTTTTGACAAGATAAAAAGCTGTGTTATTAATAAACAGCATATGTATCTGTATGTTTATAATGCTGAAGGTGATAATGAGGTTTCTTTCTATGCCGATGTTATCGCTGGTACTTTATATGGAAGTTTAAATTTGTGTGTATATGATTTTAGTAGTTCGAAGATTGTCAATGTTGATATAAAATCACAAGATTATAGCATAACTGTTAATACGCAATGATATGGTGAAAAATAGATCTGCTGTTAGTAAATCAGGCAAGTGCCCTAAATCGGGGTGCATAAAGAAAGTAGGAAGTGATTGGAGGGTGGTTAGTAACAAAACTGGAAAGTTATGGCCGGCTAAGTACAAGTCTAAGGAAAAAGCTAAAGGAGCCTTGGCTGCGTACCATATGCATTAGTGTATAAACGGGCAGGTGATTTTATCATGTGCCCGTTTCGTGTTTTTAGGCTTATGATATTATCGCTATCTTTGTGAAAAACGTAGTATATGTCGAAGAAGAATAAACCGGAGGAGATTCCATCGTGGATAAAGGATTTATATAAGGAGGATCTTGACAGGGTGGTCAAAGGTGAGCGTCCTATGTATTTCAGGGGTATGGATGATAGTCCTTTAAGGAACGTATCCCTGGAGTTTGATATCCTTAGCGGAGGGGCCGCCGTCAAGGGCATGAATGGGATAAGAAGTACGTTGTCCCCGTTGAATAACGGCATGGGTAATTATAATTTCAGTATCAGGGGTATAAATAAGAAGATAGGTGAGCTGGTTGATGAGGCGGGATTATATCTACCTGAGAAATTAAGACCTGTATATCGGACTGTGGTGGATGCTATGTCGAGTTCCAAGGATAAGGGGTTGGGTCATATCACGCAGCCGTTGGCCAACGCCCTGTACCCGGCGGACGAGCGGCGAAACCGGCGTCTGGAAGGGGAACATCCCGTTGGTTATGTGGATGCCATAGACGGCATATGGCCTAGGGAGAAATATGGGTTATGGGGAGAGAAGATTGAACGGAAAGCTGATGGAGGAGAGATGTATACCGTATCTAAAGGCGATACTCTTTGGAGTATAGCCAAAAGATTGGGATTATCTTTAGACGATATTATATCGTGGAATAGGGATATCCCTGATATCAACAAGATACAGATAGGTGATAAGATAAAGGTTTCAGACCCATCGCTGTCAATAGAGAAAGAGGATCATGATTTGATGGATATAATATCCAGGGAGGCTGAGATCAATAAGATGAGCGATGAGGATATAATCAAGAGCGTCGATCATAAATCTAATTATGCTATTGTAGATAAGAAGAATAAAAAACTAACGGTTTATTCACCGAGCGGGGATATTCTTTATAGCACTAATAATATAGGTGTAGGTGCTTCTGGCGATGATTATAATACCTATACCAAGACGACGAAGGATAAAAAACTTATCGCCGGAGCTGGAAATATGTCTACTCCGGCCGGCATAACAAGAGTGTCAGGTATAGGCGAGTATCATGGCCAGAAATTGTTCCAGAGAGCCATGTTTGATCCTAAGACAGGCAAGTGGGATCATGATATATCGTCATCTATGCATCATGAGGCTTCTGCTGGAAGAGGATCTAATGGGTGTATCTGGCTTCTTGGGAATACGGGGAATGAGCTGTATAATTTTATAAAGAAGGGTGATTTTATTTATACACTTCCGGAGAAAGAGGGAAGTAGGTTTGTCGTTCGTGAGGGGTCGCTTAATTATATAGCGGATAACCCTTATGGCGAGGATTCCGGTGAGAAGAGACTTTGGGATGATTATAATGTTCATATAAACAAGGATTTTAGGCCATTGAATATAAGCGTAAAAAATAGTGATATATCTCCTGATATCTTGCCTAAATGGATTTATAACGCTTATGACTCAAAGAATGGCGTCAATTCTAGCAACGCTTTCCTTGGTGTTATATCAGCCATTGATAATATAGCCAAAATGGATAAGCTGGGCAATATAAAGGAATATAGCGACGCTATATCATATAACAAGGAACGTATCATGAGTGAGTTCGATATCGATAGCTACACTTATGATAGGATGGCTATGCTTGCCATGGGTATCGCCGAGCAGGAGACTAAGTTTGGTGTATCCGCAAGATATATAGGGAAACAAGCTATCGGTGATCAAGGCGTTGATATAGCCAAGAGATTCAGGTCGTTGTTAAATGGTAACGGATGGAATGACAGGTCTTATAACTCGAAGGGTATAACACAGATAAAGATAGAAGGTGATAATGATGAGACAAAAGAAGATATATAATAAGTTTGGTATAGATAAGGAGAATATCCTAAAGCCATATAATTCAGGTATAGCTACCATGTTGCGTTTGGCGTCTATATACAAGAATGAGGTTGTCGGTCGTGGCTTTAAGGATAATAAAGGTAATGATATAGACAAATTCGACGCCTTGCTTTATAAATGGATGGGTAAGGGAAGGTTATTGAATAACGGCAAGGCTTCTCCTGATGATAATGATTATATCAATAATGTAAAGAAATATATTGGCAATTTTGATTTCAAGGTTAAATATAAGGATGGTGGGCCTATTGGTGATGATCCGTTGTATGTAAGACAGGATGTATCTGATAAGGCTTCGTATTTAAAAGATATCTTAGGTAATGCCATAAGAAGAAGATTGTACGAGAATGTCACCCCCGATGTGGTGGCTTCAAATGCTAGCCTTCCTGACAAGGTCAATGAGTTTATATATGGCAGAAACGGGAAGGCTAACGTTGATGAATATAGCGATCAACTATGGGCGAGATTTTTATTTCAACCTAATAATCTAGATGGCAATAATAAGGAGATACGGATTCCTGATAATGTCATTACTGATATTGAGAAGATGTTCAATCGTGACACTAAGGATGAGATAAAGAGGTTAGATAAGAAAATACATGATACGGAGCAAGAAATATATGGCTCTGATAAGCCGGCTACAGATGATGCTTATGGTAGGCTGAAGCTTTTGAAAAAGTCTAGAGAATGGGTAGATGTTTTTGAGAAGAATCGTAATTCGGTAAGATCTGGAAAGCCTACGGTTTTTTCTGAATACGATTTTTATCCCGAAGCTGCTGGTGATCTTACCCCATTGTCAGGATTTGGTAATTTTACAATTTATAGGCGTCCGGATGGAAGGTTAGGTGTCTATGACGTATACGATTTTCATGGTGACGATCAGGAATTTCCTGTAAACGTAGCCACAAATGTACTAGACGCTATAGGCGATAAGTTTGAGGAGAGAGGGTCGTTTGAGGATCATAATCCTCTTCTGGAAAGCGGGAAGGATGCTCTTATCCGTAACGCTATTATGTCTAAGAATAAGTTGGAGGATAAGGAGGATGGAGGTCCGGTAAATACAGAACGAGATTATGGTGCTGGTAAATACGTTATTGATCCTAGTAGATCAGAGGATAGTAAGATGGTTGTGTATGATGAGATATGGGACTATCTGACAGAAAAGAAAGGGATACCACAAACTCAAGCTATCGGCATCCTATCGAACATCGCCGCCGAGTCCGGAGGGGACACCGAAGCCCTAGGAGCCGCCGGTGATTTTGGCATCCAACAATGGCTTGGACCGAGGAAGAAGGAGCTACAGCGCAGGTATGGGAAGAAACCGACATTGACACAGCAGTTGGATTATCTCGTGGATGAGTATCAAGGAAAGGTCCCGGGGTTAGGTTGGAATTACATCAATCAAGGAAAGTTTTTTGACAAGGACGCTCAAGGCAATATATATAATTACTATATGTATTCGAAAGCTGATTTTGATAACGCCACGAATTATAAGGACGCTACCGTAGCATGGAATCAAGGATACGGAAGACCCCTTGGATCGACCTTAAGAAATGAGAAGAGATTTGAGTTCGCTGATATGTTCGCTAATAGGTATGGTGTTCCTGAGAACGAGCCAATGAGATACGAGTTCGGACAGCGGGATTCTGGTACGGGGGACGGAGGTCATCAGCCCGTGCCTGAGACGGTAGCCCCCGCCGGCCCTTCTTTGGCTTCCCATCCTGCCGTGGATAGCTGGTGGGAGAAGGAAGGTCAAGACCTGTTATATAAGATGCTAGCTCAATCAGGCGCCAACAAGAAAGCTATAGAGGATATCGCTAACAACATCAAGAACGATCCCCAATCAGAGGCACAGGTAGCGGAAGCTGAGCGTATGCGTAGAGAACAGGCAAAAAGGCAGCTGGTGCTTAATATGATACCGGGGTTAAGTCTTAACATAAAAGGTATGAGTAGAACTCGAAATTAATACTACATTTGTGAAATTATTAAATGTTTTAGATATGAAAAGATTGTTATTTTTATTTGCTATGTTATTGACGCCGTTCGCTTTGATGGCGCAAGAGGTAATCCCATCAGAAGGGGCTATCACTATTGATTTAACTACCTTCACCGGCATCATGGCTTTCGTCACGATGTCAGCTACGCAGTTAGCCAAGGTTGTGCCGTATATTGACACCCATAAGTGGGCTAAAGTCCTATCCGCCGTAGTCATAGGTATGCTGGTTTGTATATTAGCGTGGCTACTAAAGGTGTCTCCATTGCTTATAGGGAGTGAATGGTGGGAGGCTCTATTATATGGAGTGGCTGTAGGTCTCAGTTCTGCCGGTTTCTATGATTTGGTTAAGGCTATAGGACCATTATTCATAAAAAGAATTTAATTCTGTACATAATAATAGCATTTGCTGAGAGACTCATCGTTGTAAAATGATGAGTCTCTGTTTTTTTAAATTATCTTTGTGTCAGAACGAAATTAATTAGACATGAGCAAATACGTAATCAAGAGGAAGATACCTAAATATCAAGAGGCCGGGGAAGTCGGGTCGTATATGCTTGGTAATATGGATGGCATACAAGGGTTAGGTATAGAGCCTTTGGTGAATACCAACCAAGGATTACCTATGTCAGTCAATCCGTTAGGAATATATTCTATGGATACGCCTGACCGGTTGAGGAATAAATATGATACTGCTTTTGATCAGAAGGATATTTTTCCGGCTAGCTTCAAGGGTAGTTTGCAACGTATAGCTGAGAATTATCAGGACAATGGTATTACGCTTAATAACATAACTGTTAATGATGTTGATAAATCTAAGACCGGTTCAGGCGAGACGGATATTTTTGATTTTACCTCCATCCCTTATTATGGTGCTGATGATATAGGATCTAGGTTCACTCAGATGGGTCGTGGTATAGGTCGTATGAGAAGCGATGGATATGGCGATTTATCCACCGGGGCTAAAACAGCTAATACGATAACTACCATAGCCTCGGGAATTAGTGATATCATGGGGTTGGCTCGTAACGTGGTTTCTGGGATAGCGTCAGAGAAAGGTACTCGTACCAATATTAGGTTAGCTCAGGAACATGAGGCTAGGCAAAGAAGGCAATCCCAAATGCAGTACAAGGATGGCGGGGGCGTTTATCTGGGACCTAATAATAGGTTCGATAGCGGAAGCCTTACCGGTGAGTACCTATATCCGTTACCTAAGTCGATGGAAGATCAAGCCAACGTGGAGGTCGAGAAGGGCGAGTATGTGGAGCAGCCCGAAGAGGCGCCGATGGAGGCCATGGGGCAGAAGCATGCCGATGGGGGAACGCCTGTTTCTTTGGAGCAGGGTACGGAGGTTATTACCGATGACACCATCATAGAGCCGGACTTCGCTAAATACATTAGGGATACGTATGGTATTAAGGCTACACCAAAGGATACGTACGCTACGTTAATGGATAGATATAAGGTTAAGATCGGTCTTAAATCAGCTTACGATGATCAGAAAAAGGCGCTGGAGAAGCTGAAGAAGAACGATAAGATAGATGACGAGAATACGAGGCGTTTAAACGCCTCCGTATTATCTAAGGCTATAAATGATAGCAACGATACCGTTAATGGATTAGAGGGAAGATTTACGGACTTCGCTAATGTCATATACAAAGAGCAGGAAGACCGGAAGATGAAGAAGGATGAGGATACGTATTTCGCTAAGGGTGGTGAAATAGATAACATCATATCCAGATCCATGAAAGAATACGGTCTTACGGAGGAGGATATAGCTGAGGCTAAGAAAGAGCTGCTTAAGAAAGTGGCTGGTATTCGTCAGAAGATGGAGAAAGGTGGTAGTTCTTTATTCGATTACCTACTTACTTTCCGTCCCGTAGAGAACAAGTACAATAATAAGGATAACACGTTTGGGTATCAGCGTCAGGGTCAGGATGGCTCTTATGGCGGTATTAATACCGATGAGAGACTGGAGTATTATAAGACGTTCATGCCTTTGGCTTATGATGCTTATATGAGCGCTCCGAAGGCTACTGCCGCCAAGGCTCTTCAGGATGCTATATACAGCACTACTGGTGGGTGGATGGGCTTGGCCACGGCGGAGAACCCGATCATCGCCAACGCAGAGGCGCTTCGGGATTATACGACACTCGTTTCCTTTGGAGGCGAGGATAGCCAAGGTAATTACCCGGAAGATAAGAAAGCCTCATATCATGATAGGATGAGAGACAATAAGTTTGGTCAATATTCCTCATCTCGTCCTATGATCGGTCTGGATGTTGTTACAGAGGAACAGCATAAAGCTCTTAACGACGCTGGTATCACTCATTTTAGCCAACTATTCTCTGACAAGAACAAGGATGTCGTTAATAAGATACTTGGCGAGGATATGCTTAAGATGCAGGCATTGAGATCCATGAAAGGAATGGAAGGTCTTGATTTTATACTTGATCCTCATAAGGTGGCTCCCGGTCCTATGGATATAGGTGATGTGGAGGAACCTGATGTTAAACTGGATATGCCTGAGCTGATTGATCCCAATACACTCCCTAAGACCAATACAAATGCCGGTAAGTCGAACAGCGGCAATGGAGGCAGGAATATAGTGGGTGGCGGTCTTGACTTCCCCGAGGTATTTAGGATGACCCCGGGTGCCGTGACAACGGAAGGTCTGGAAAGGCATTACGCTCCTACCGTGGATCCGGTGTTGAGATCGGCTGATCAGTATATGGTTGAGACCAATCGTGCTTTCCAATCACAATTGGATCAGATGGGTAATGTCCCGGATTCCCAGAGAGGGGCTTTATCATCCAACTTACAGGCTATCATGAGTTCCAATATAGGTAGATACATTAATGAGGTAGAACAAGGGAACGTGGCTCAAAGGGCTTGGGCTGATAATGTAAACGCCCGTACTTGGGCTGATACGTATGATAAGAATATAGCCCAACGTCAAGCTTACCAGCAACGTATATTGCAGGGATTGGCTATAAATGACGAGAACTGGGCTAGGTATTTCGATAGCGTAAATGACGAGATCCAGCAGAAGTGGAACACGGCTACGACCATGAATACATTAAGATCTATATTTGGGGATGTTAAGATTGGTCCCAATGGTCAGTTGATCGCAGACCCTCAAGGAGATATATTAAGTTACAGGAGATTATATCCTGCTCAGGAAGTAACTAAAGGCAAGAAAGGATAAAGGATGGCTTCACAATATAGTATATTAAGGAATTACGGTAAGTACGTATCACCCTACAACATGGATGTCATGATGCAGGGTATGGGATACATGCAACAGAAAATAGATACGAATCGGCAGGCTATAAATGAGTATGCTGATTATATTATCAATTCTGACATTATAAAACCTCAGGATAGGGAATATCTTCAGAATAGGTTAAATGGATTGATACAGGATGTGAATAACGTGTATCGTAAATCCAATCTAGCTTCTGATGGTATAGCTAGAAGCATACAAGCCCGTCTTGGAGAGGCTTTAGATACCCGTGTATTGAACGCTATCGCCGGTACTAGGGAGTATAGGTCTTTCTCTCAGAAGATCGAAGATATGAAGCTTAATAATCCTAAGCAATATAGTGCCATAAATGAGGCTGTGGCCTTAATGCCGTTTTATGAATGGGTTAATGATGGTCAGGTTGGTACAAGGATGAATCCTATTCATTACACTCCTTATACGGATTACAATGAGGAGATGAATAAGATGATGAAGGATTTCGTCAGTCTTAATAAGGGAAAGAAGTTTTCTGTTCCTGAGGTAGTGGATGGCAAGCCTACTGGTAGGATGAGAGATATTACTGTTGATGAGATGAGTCGATCTCAGATTAGAGCGATAGCCGCTAGATCTATATCCCAGAACGCTAAGGCTCAGATGCAGATAGAGGGTCAGTATTTGGCTGCCACTAATCCCGGTATGTTTAGTGGCATGACTACTGATCAGTTCGTTAATAAATATGTTTCCGGTTTTGACGCTGAGGAGAGCGCACTCTTAGCCAAACTCAAAGGGGCCGAGGCCAGCCCTTCCGCTAAGGCGGCTATTGAGGCGTCACTACAGGAGGTCCGGGAACAGCGCCGTGCGTTAGTGGAGGAGGCTACTTCCTTTATTGGCAATAATATGAACCCGGCTAGAGCGGGGGAGTTTATTGTACGTAATGAATTTCTTGATGGTGTATCCGCTAGATGGTCGTATAACAACTCATCTGAGAACTACATCGCTGATGATTATTACTTTAAGATGAGAGATCTTGATTTCAAGGAGAGAGAGTTCTCGTGGAGGCAGAAATCAAAGGAGATAGATCAGAATCTTAAGCTTAGGGAAGTAATGTCCAAGGAAGCTGGTAATAGCTCTAATATCCCTACAGGTGTTATGATTGAGCTGGAAAAGGTTCAGCCTAATGTTACTCCTGAGAATATATTTGACAATCAATATATTCAGAATGAGAATAATATATCGACAGGTGAGAAGGATTTAATATCATCCATAAATCCTGTTGATCTACGAGGCATAGAGAACGATATACAAAACAATCCTTCTATATATCATGGTGGTGTTAATAGCGAGAATATTATGGCATGGATCACTAATAATGGCGGTGCGTCAAGTTCTGTATTATCATCAACCCCAAATATGGTGAATAAATATGAGGCTCTTATGGCAGCGAATGATAATAGGAATAGGTATGGTAAGATCATGGATGAGGAAGTTGATTATCTTACAAATGCCTTTGATGTCGCTACGGAAAATATCCTTAATGATGCTGTAAGGGATCAGGACTATGTTACTGGAGGTATTGATACATATACTGACAATGGTATGGTTAATGCGAGGGATGTTGGTAAGAATGGAGCTATTATTGGAGGGAAAGAGTATTCACCAGAAGATGCTTTAAAGGTTTCCGCTATAGCTGGATTGATAAGCGAGAACATCAACTATGCGGATAGATCTATAGCTAATACGGAGCTGATGAGATCTTATATAAATTTGTTAAATAGATATTCAGGAGAAAATTTCACTCTGGAGGATATAAATGATATAGCTAAAACTTATAGTCGTGTAGACAATCCGGTAATGAATAGCGATAATGTCGATATGACTAGTAGGGATAAAATGATCAAGATCTTAGGTAAGAATATGTCTAGAGCTGACGGTCCTACGCTTAGAAGAGAATGGTCTTCATCTAATATAGGTCGTAATATAGCTGAGGCTATTCAGGATTCTAAAATGGTCTATGAAAGAAGATATGACGAGTTTGCTCCAAGATCATGGTCGTTCTCTAATTCTACCAATGCCTCTAAAGAAGATAGGCGTATGCATGCTAAATTAGAGAGTCTGCTTTTGTCAAGAGCTGGTTTCTTGAATAAGGATAAAGATAGCAGACTTAATAATTACATATTGTATGCTCGTCCTACGGATAATCCCAATACATTTGATTTGGTAGCTATGGCTGGCGGAAAAAATATCGCTACGGTTCAAGTTACTAAAGAGGAATTAGATAGTATGGGGTATAGTTTGTACGAAAGGGAAAGGAATGTAAGATCTGAAGATTACGAATCTAAGATCATCCCTGTATCTTTTTCTGCCACGACCAATAGGCCTTATCAGAAATGGGCGCAAGCTAATTCACTTGGCGCTTTCGCTACTATCGAGAATGCGGCTGAGGAGGCTTCTAGGATGGTTGATAAGTACAATATTCAGAACAATGAACTAGCTACATCCGAGCTTAATAAAAGAGCTATTAGGATTATTAATACGGTTTTAAGAAATTACAAATCGTATGATGTTAAAGCCAAGGGCTTTCCTGGAGGTGTTGAGGTTGGCGTCTATTTTCACGGGCAGGCTAGGACCGGGACACCTCTAAAGGTGTTGGAATATAATACTGATTATGCTGATAATATCATGAAGATTATAAATATGTGTCCTCAGATGTATCTTACCCAAGCCGTGGTTGAGGCTATCAATAAAGACGTTATTGTTAAGGGTAGAGATATTAATGAGCAGCACTCTGATCTTAGCAATATTCTTTCGGTGTTGGATAAAGAGACTATGGATAAAATAGATGGAAAAAATGAGCAATAATAATAACGATATAGGGAATGTGATGAAGAGTCAGGGATATTATGTCCCTACTCCATCAATTCCATCTCCCATGCCTTCTAAGGATAATATTTCTTCTATCCCTATACCTGTTGGCATGCGCGGTTCATCGGATATGGATAATGATGTTTTGTCTAGAGAGGGAAGCAGGAGTATTCCATCATTAGTAGAGGGTATAAAAAATTCCGTAGAGACATCTTATCATGATGATGTAAAAGCAAGGAATCCGCTTTTTCAGATGATAAACGAGACGGGTATTCCTAAGGGTAATTATGATATAACTGGAAGTAGGATCAACCTTCGTGATTCAAGGTATAGGCTGTCAACAGGTGAATGGATTCCAAAATACGAGAGTTATATCAATAATGTGGATAATGATGATCGTCTATCGAGAAGTCAAAGTGGTTGGGGGAAAACTTATAGAGGATTAGGTAAGTTTATTTATAAGTCTGCTTTGTATGGAATAGGTGGAGTAGGTCAGTCTGTTTATGGATTAAAGGAGCTTGTTACAAAAGGGACGTTATCAGCTATGTATGATAACAGTTTTGCCAGATGGTTGGATGATATGGATAAGCGTGGTGATTATACGCTTAATCATTATTACAGTAAGGAGGAGCGAGATGCTGGATTTCTTAAAAGTATGTTTACAACCAATTTTTGGACAAATGATCTTTTGTCAGGAGCTGCATTTACGGCTGGAGCCGTTTTGTCATCTTACGCCTTCGCCGGAGCTGGTCTTATGAATGCCGCTCGTATGGGGGCTAGGATAGGTGCTACGATTGCCGGTATGGGGAAGGCTGCTTCTGCTACAAAGACCGGGTTTAATGCTATGCTAAGAGCTGCTCGTATAGGTCGTGGTATAGGCAAGGGATTGGATAACCTGACTTTTATGAGTACTTCTACGCTTTGGGAAGCTTCCGTGGAATCAAGGAGCGGGCTGATGGAGTCTGAGGAAAACTTCAAGCAAGCTTACAGGAACGCTTATGGCAGAGAAGCCTCATATGAGGAACTCATGAAGTTCAGAGCTGATAATGCTGATGCCGCTAACGCTATATTCGCTGCCAATATCGGTATCCTTACGTTATCCAATATAGCTATGTTCGGTGATATGTTTGGCATGGATCTGGGCGTGGATAAGTTCATAAAACGCAATATATTTGGCGTAGGAGCCGAGAGAATGGACAACGGTGCACTAAGGGCTATAACACCAAAGAAATGGCAGAAAATAGCTGGTAATACGTTTAATATCATCAAGCGACCGGTATCTGAGGGTTTGTTCGAGGAAGGTCTTCAAGGTGTGTCCAGCAAGTCCGCAGAGGATTGGGTGGAATCAAGATATAATCCTATGGCCATCCGTCAGAATATAGGTTATATGGAAGCTATAAAGAACGGATTCAAGGAGACCTATGGATCTAATGAGGGTTGGAAGGAGATCGGCATCGGTATGATAATAGGTGCCGGTATGGGGTGGAAGAGTGCTGGAGGTATAAGGGAATGGAGCCAAGATATGTCCCGGAACAAGGGGATGGTGGAGGTCTACAACGCCAATGCCGGCGCCTTGACTACCGCCGCTATCCGTGCTATTCGTGGCAGTATGGCTCTGAACGCTCAATTATCAGGCTTAAGTACGGATAATAACGCTGACGATATACCTAATTCTAGAATCGTAGATAAGACTTTTAGTGACGCCGTATTCAACCGTCTTCGTTATGATCAGGAAATGGGGATGTTAGATGATACCAAGGAGAATTTCAAGACAGTCATCGAGTCTATACCTAATAGCGATATAGCCTCTGATATGAATATGACAGATGAGCAGGTAAATGAGTATAAGTCCAACCTTGTTGGCGAGTTCAATAAGAAGGTTGATAATTTTACTATGGCTAGTAGATTTGCCGACTCCCTTACCGATGGTATATCCAATAGATCATTTAACACCTACATCTCTAACATGGCTTATAACGGTCTTGAGGCTAAGGATAATTTGGATGATATCGCTAATCAGTTAGGAAGGATATACAATACGGATATAGGCCCCGCTTTAGATATATATTCTCGTCTTAATCCTGATTCGAGTAGGGATCTTGAGAAACTTAGGAAGCTTACAGATGATATACAGAAGATGGAGAAGAATGTTTTGAAGCTTCAGCAGAGTATCACGTCTAAAGAAGCTCTTGAGTCTGATAAGGTCAAGTTAGCCAAGGAGAATGATAGACTTCTTAAATTGACGGAGGATAGAATTGCTTTGGAGAGGAGATTAGCTACGTTAGTTAACTCAGAGACAGATATATCTAAGCTGTTATTAAACAGGAATGAATCAAGGATCAGTGCCGCCGATCTTATGTCGGCTTATGAGACTATAGTTGGTTTTGAGAATGCTGTATCTATCCGTGGGGTTGATAATTATAAAGAGGCTATGGCGTTACTTAGCGAGTATCGTCATAATCTTGTGGCTTATAAGAATATAAATGAGTCCCTTCGCCGTATGCGTGATAGGAGATTCATACGGTCGCAGGAACGTGGGTTCATGAAGGTTTTGTCAAACATATGGGGAAAGACTTATGAGGAGGATGATAGTAAATATGATTTCAGGAATACCGATGATCCTGATGCCAACTCCCTTTATGCCAATGATCAGGCCATAGATAAGGCTTATCAAGATGGTCTTATAGGAGAGGACGAGGCATTTATGTTCAAGACCTATAATCATATGATCGCCAGATCTATGGAGAATGATATCAAGGCTGATGAGGGCGGTATCGTTGAGAATGTACCTGATAATGAGGATATCATGAATCCTTCTGATGATAGAATCAATAATATAGCTATAAAGATATGGAACGGTAATGAGGATATCTTATCTCCTAGGGAGAGGCAGATATATGATAATAACAAGGATCGTATCAATGATCTTGTAAATGGGTTTGGCGATAATCCTATAGCTAGGCTTAATAAGATTAGGTCAATGATAGATAGGTTAAATACCAACGATAACGTCTTAAATAACATCAGGGATACTATTGATGATATCATAGATATGAACATTAATGGTCTTGATCAGGATCAGGTTAAGGAGGCTATACAGACTTATAATGATCTTATGAATGATATTGACAACGGGAATGAAGTTGATCAGGATAAACTTAATGAGGCTATTGATATTATCAATAACTATTCTGATGGGCCTCTTCTCCAGTTCGTGGAATGGATGAGGCTGTATGATAATGGAAGTATGGTTGTCAAGGATTATGATAAGTCTATACCTATGGGTGATGTTCTCACGGAGAGCGAACCCGGAACATCCACCGGCAGGACGGAGACCAATGCCGCCCAGAATCCGGTAGTGTTGATGGCCCAGAAGAAAGAGATTGGCGGAGTCATGTATTATGAGGTAGGAGGAATGAGGCTTGATAGATTCATGGCGGGATCCGGGCTTAAGGCTCTTGTCACGCCCGGTGAATATGTTATGGATGATAAGGTGGTGATGGATTTCACTGACGGGACGAACATGTTCAGCGTTATCGAGTCTAAAAATCATTCAAGATGGATGATTAGTGAGGATGACGCTCAGGCTTTCGAGAACGCTACCGGTGTCATACTGGGGCGGCAGACCGCCTTATCGACCTCCAACTGGTTCATGGTGTATCGCAAGGGGCAGGATGGATCTGTTGTTCCTTATTATACAGGAGATGCATTTGGCTCTAATAATGAGTCGATAAATCAAGAAGCTGCGGCTAGTCTTCGTAAGAACGATATCGTGAGGTTCAAGGTAGATATGTTAGATCCTTATACCAAGGAATTGTATGATAAATACAATAGCCTTTATGCCGTTGATCCTAATTCTGACGAGACCAAGTCTGCCCGTAGTGATTTGGTTAATAATATGGTTATTAAGATCGTGGATGGTGACGGTAATTTTGTCTCGGTGCTAAAAGCCAATGATCCAGACTCAAAAGGGAGTAACGCTGATTTAAGGAGTATGGCCTTTGAGTTGTATAGGGATAATGTAGGATCTGTCGCTGGCGAGATTGATATACCGTTCGTAGGCACAGTCACCAGTGTTTTGCCGGGAAGACCTAATTTTAGCGTAAGTGATGATAATGGGACGTTGATGGTATCCGAGAATGACTTTACCAACGAGACGGTTGGTAAGGTCGAGAGTGTAGGATATATAGAGAACGGGGAGGTTACGATGAGGGATGATATTAAGTATAATATATTCCCGTTCTGTACGGCTATCGTCAGGGATAAGTATGGTGATTATAAAAATTCACGTATCCCGGTCGTGGCTATAAAAACAGGGAACGGAAGAAATTATCTATATCCCGTAAGGTTGAAAAATCAGGATATATCGTCATTCTCTTCCATGATCGGATCAATGGCTGACAGGATTATAGAGGGTCTAGGTGGTGGAGTAAGTATTGATGATATAATGGATCTTAATAACGCTATAGCCAGATCCGGGCTGGATAACAAGACATATATGATTCCGTTGACGGGAGACGTGGATGTTATCAAGAAACGGCTAGAGGCTGTCAAGGAAGCGGCTAGTAAGATGCCTATGACCGCTGACGTAAGAGGATGGATAGGCGATTCTAGGACCAAGGAGGATATTTTGATGAATGACGTTACGATCAACATCGATCTTAATAACGATCCTTTCATAGCCCCTAAGTTCAGGATGAGTATTAGGAGGGATGAGACGTTCTTCGAGGATACGGAGACCCCGTTCGGCAGCCCGTCTGACCTCCAATCGGGATCCGCCTCGCCTGCGAAGGCTGCCGAGGACAAGTCGTTGGTTTCCGACGGTAACGTAGTATCCGGAGAAAATGAGGCGGAAAATCCTTGCTAAATTAAATATCTTGACTTATCTTCGCGGCGTCAGTCCATCACTTGACGAGTAAGATATTTAAAAGTTGGTCCCTGTCGGGTGTGTGATGGCCCCGGTGGGGACTCTTTATATTATGCAATTAGATGCTTTTTTACACCGGAAAATTATGCAAGACTTACGCATCCAGCGAGTGAAGGTCTTGATGATGTTATATACCAGTCATTATTTTGTCAATAACAGACAAAGGCAGTTGCTTGACCATACATACGCTTTAAGCAGAAGTCAGGCTTTCGATTATATGACGGAGTTCAATAAAAGACTTAGTGATAAGATAGGTATAGAATGTACGATGGATATTCTTCTGCCTACTGATGATGATAATGCTAATATCATAATCGAGTACAATGGCATCATTAAGAAGTTGATGAGGGAAGCCGAGAAGCTGGAGCTTGATACTGATGCTATCAAGTTCATGATGCGTGATCTTCTTAATGAGTTGAAGGGTGATATTGATCTTAACATCCTGATATTTGACGTAACCCAGTTACTTATAAAATACAATCTATTTAGGTTGGACGCCATAACCGAGCAGGAGTTCAAGGACTCTTTCGCCAGGATGGATAGTAGGAATATGGAGATAAAGAAATTAACTTTATCTGATATCAAGAAGGTGGTGGAGATGATAGAGACCAGATATAATCGCTTTGTATGGTGAGAGAAGATAAATGAGAGTCATTGGTGGAGTAATATCTGCAATAATATATAAAACGTTAAACAATGTTTGAGTTTTATATATCCAGTTTACTGGCCGGATATTAGCCTAAGTCTTGAAATAAAGACTACGTTATTGAAGAATATATAGTTACCTACGGATGTTTATCCAAGTCTGTAGCTCTAAGGTAGGTGATTAAACAGGGATTGTATTTGGGTTCCGGTGTTGCCTGTACAAAACCTTCAATAACATTGGCGATGGGTACTAACAGGGTTTTGCCCTGACTTATGTTGAATAAACATTTTATTAAATTATTTATTGTAAATGGTTTATGTACAGGATATAGATGGTAGACCCTTAATGCCAACAACGAGGCATGGTAAGGTTAGAAGATTGCTTAAATTAAAGAAAGCAACCGTGGTAAATCTTTGTCCTTTTACAATCAGGCTTTTGTATGATACAACCGGTTATAAGCAAGAGATTACGTTAGGCGTTGACACAGGTACAAAACATGTCGGTTTATCAGCTACAACAAAAAGCAAGGAACTTTACGCAAGTGAAGTTATTCTAAGAAGTGATGTTGTTGATCTTCTATCAACAAGAAGGGAATTGAGGAAGATTAGAAGGTACAGATTGAGATATAGAAAGCCAAGATTCATGAATAGGATTAAATCAAAGAAGAGAGGATGGATCGCTCCATCAATCCGGCAGAAGATTGATTCTCATATTAGGATTATCGGTTTTGTATATTCTATACTACCTGTCTCAAAACTGATTATTGAGGTTGCCCAATTTGATACTCAAAAGATCAAGAATCCAGAGATATCAGGTAAAGAGTATCAGGAAGGTGAACAATTAGGATTTTGGAATGTAAGGGAGTATGTCTTGGCAAGGGATGAGCATAAATGCCAACATTGTAAAGGAAAATCAAAAGATCCTGTCCTTAATGTCCATCATATTGAGTCACGCAAGACTGGAGGAGATACACCTTCTAATTTGATAACATTGTGTAAGACTTGCCATAAGGAGTTTCATAAAGGAAATATCAAATTGAAAGTAAACAGAGGTGAGTCGCTTCGTGACGCTGCGGTTATGAGTATCATGAAATGGGAGTTATACGATGAGTTAAAATCTTTGTATCCAAACGTAAAAATGACTTTCGGATACATAACAAAATATAATCGTATAAATCACGGGATTGAAAAATCCCATGTATCCGACGCTTTTGTGATTTCAAGGAATTTTGACTCCGAGAGACTTGGATATTATTACAAGCTGAAATTAGTTCGTCGTCATAACAGACAAATTCATAAGATGAAAGCACCTAAAGGAGGCAATAAAAGGATGAATCAATCTCCTTTTAAGGTTTTCGGATTTAGATTGTTTGATAAGGTGATGTTTCAAGGTAAAGAACGCTTTATTTACGCAAGAAGGCTTCGTGGAATTTTTAATATCCGTGATATCAACGGAGAAAATAAGAAAGATATATCTTATAAGAAATTGGAATATGTCAGTCATGGATTGATTTCTATTGTAGCAGGTTGAGATTGTTAGGAGATAGGTGAGGGTATACGAATCCACCCCTATTCACAATCAATATGTTAATCAGATAAGGATATTTTCGCTAAACGATAAATTCCATTTTTTTTGTTATTTAGGATTTAGTTTTTGCCTGTTCGTGAGGATCGGCAAAAATATTTGTACTTTTCGGAGAAACATAAGGTTTGTTACATTATTGTTATTTGGCTCCCGTCCGCTCGTGAGAGTAGGCGGGATTTTGTTTATCTTTGTAACAAAACGATTTAGCAATGGGAAGATCTTGTTATGTTATAAAAAATAAGGAGGGTAGGGTAGATAATGTCCTTGCCCCTAACAACCAACCATCAGGGTTATACCAAAGGGCAATGGAGGTACTGGGCGACCAGAAGCAGGCCTTATCGGTCTGGGGTACGGCCTACTCCCCCGACTTCGTGTCCTTCTTTGGCGATTGGATGTCCATGCCATCAGAATACGACTTAGATAGCAATGGGGAGCCTAAGTATGATGATGTCATGTCCTTTATCAAACAAAAGAATTATGCTGTGGGTAATTTCATGGCTGACGAGGTTAAGGATATCAATAATACCCTTACTTCCTTGGGCGTTGATAATATCAATGATCTTAATGATATGATCGTATCTAACTTCCTTTCCGGCGGTGATATATTCCTCAATAGGTACAATCTTGAGAGGTCCGGGATGTATGATGCTGATGAGATTGATAATATCATGACCAACCGATCGGCGTATGAGCGGGTAAGGGATATGATGAGGAGGATTGTTGATTTTATGTCTGACGGGGATCTTAATAAGAAGGATATGTATTTCCTATCCTCCGAGTCAGGTCTTGGTGATGATTATATGATATATGAGGATGTGTATGATTCATTGGGAAAGAGAAGAGTCTTGAATCCAATGGAGGTAAGGGATACGATCATGAGGGCGGTAGGCGGTATCAGCGACCGCCGGGAGTTCGATCAGGCTTTCGCCTCCATCCCATACCCTTCCTTGGCGCTCCGGTATCAGGAGGATCAGGATTACGCCGATCGGATGTATGACACATATCGTAATATGACCCGTATGGAGGTTCGGAGTCAGGACGGAAATACGATTACCGACTCATATTTCAATAGTACCATACCGTATATCAGTATGCCTAAGGATATGAAAGGTCTAAGGGATAAGGTTGGGGAGATAATCGATATGGATGATTTTAAGGACATCAAGGACGTTGCCGGACGTCTATATGACATAGCCATGGATCTTTCCGATATGGGCGTTGATATAAGCGAGGCGATTAGCGATGAGATGGTTATATCTAGGCCGGAGGATATCCGTGACCTTATGGCGTCGCTGGATGTCATGTTATCTTCCATACAGAATGGTGATCCGGTATATGATGACTTTATTTCCGATCTTGATAGGATAACAGGGAAAGGGAATCCGATATACGAGGTTCAGGATACTAACCTTACCGGTGATAGGATGGTGTATGTAAGGTCCGGGAAAACATCTCCTTCCGATATGTATGACAGGAACATGTTGTATGTAGGTAGAAATACATACCATAACACGACCCCGATAACCGACACCGATCAGGCCTATGAGGTGCTGGCTGATATCGGGATAGCCCAGCCCTCGTACTTACCGACAGGCGTGGTTCCCCAAGGGGCTTCTCGATCTGATATTGGCGTGGTCAAGGATAATATCAAGAAGTTGGTTATGGATAACATCTCATCCTCGAATACCGAGAACATGATCCTTACCAGATTGATATACCAGCATCCCGTAACCCCTAAGATGGATGATATCGATATTGATCGGGAGTTCAGGAGATACGAGGCTAGACAGGGAAAGGATCGGGATTTTATCAAATCCTGTACCTCGTTGAGGAAGACCCAGATCAAGGGAAGGTTAAAAAAATCGGATTTGTATAATAATGTCTTACGTTTCCTTGATTTTAATGGATTTTATAACGTATCTTTGAACCACCATGACAGAGGTACGTTAAAAAGCATAGAGATGTCGTTGCCGGAAGGTCAGGTAAGGAATCTTCTGTTTGACGTGGCTATCGACTCCGGTGACAGAAGCATGAGAGATCTTTTCTATCTGGATGGTCAGGATAGGATGATGGATGTCGGGTTTTACAGGTATCTGTACCAAAGGAATCCGGACCTGCTCCGGGAGGTCAACGGCGGCGTCGAGGCGAGACCGGACGGTTCATTCTTGGCTCGTGGGAGGTATGATGATTTCGTGTCATTCCAATCCGGCTTGTATGAGAAGGTAGGTGAGATGGTTGATGGTGCGATATACAGGTTCGTTGATGATCTTATATACTCCGATCCATCATCATATCAAGAAAACATGGTACGAAGGAAGGGCGATGTTACGGTAAGGAGTGACGATAACCGCCTGTCAAGGATAGAGGATAATCCCTCATCCAGTAAGATAGTTAATGAATACACTGCTAATACAAATAAGTTGATGCGAGATTTTTCGTGTAGTTAATCTCTCTTTGACGTCGTGAGACGTTTTCTTTCGAGCATTGAAACATTGGATTTATAGATTTGCATGAATCCGGGTCGTAGTGATACGTTCCGGATTTTTCGTCTTGTACCGGTTCTTATTAATGCCATTTACATGACATGACGTGCTTTGATGATGACATATATCACGATCCTAGGATTATTAATTTTTGAACTTTGTAACGCCCGCCATCAGGTGGGGTTATTATTAATTCAAAAATAAATAGACATGGGTACAAGTGGAGACAAAATCGTGCTGCTAGACGGCATGGGTTCCGGGAGCGGTAGCGCCGCTAACGGTTTATTATCTATGATTCCGGGTATGTTTACCAGCCTTTTGGGTGGAAATAAGATGGATCCTAATTTGGTGGCGGCGTTGATGAACGGCCGTAACAACCAAGACCAGTTCGGAGGAGCCAACGGCTGGTGGTTGTGGATTATCGTCCTGTTCTGGTTATGGGGTCTTCTTTCGATGAGTTAAAAGAGTTGTTAATTAAAAAATTAGGTTAATATGAGAGTTATAGATTTAGGCAATGGCCAAGAGGAATATGATGATGAGATCTATGATCGAAGAGGCGGTAGAGGACGCTCCCGTCGTTCTGACGGCACGTACATGGGTTATGATGGCGGGGTATATGACCATTATGGCAAGGATCGTGACGGGATGATGGAGGAGCTGGAGCGTCGTGAGCGTGATCTCGAAAGACGCGAGAGGGAACTGGAGCGTAACGAGCGGGAGCTTGAGAAACGTCAAAGACATCATGAGCGGGAGGATGAGATGTACCGTAAGGGATGGTTTGGCGAGCGTGACATCCGTGACGAGTACGATGGTACGGAACCTTATATGCGTAGAGGTAGGAGAAGTCGTTACTACTGAGGAGCAGACGCTGATGACCCGGATTATAAGCGGTATATAGACACCCATGGATATCACTTTTCCAAGGAGTTGGCTAGGGAGGCCGCTGATAAGATGCTTAACGCCGACGGATCCAAGAGAAGATGGACAATGGAGGATGCTAAGCAGATGTTCGATAAATGCGGGGCCAAGAAACCTGATAACGCCACTTGGGGAGATGTCCAATATCTGTTCGCTATGTTCTATAGCGACTACTTTCCTAAGGTATTGGACTGCGACCAGAAAATAGTCAAGGCTGTCTTGGCTTATCTGGAAGACCCTGACGCCCCTGAAGGGACGGCGTTTGTAAGGTATCTGGCGGTGCGGTGCTTCGTCGGTGACACAATCAAATGGAGTGAGATGATATAAGACTGATACAACGTTGGAGAACCCTGTCGGCGATAGAATACCGATGGGGTTTCTTTTTTGTTAAGTATCTTATTATCGTTACATTTGTCAGGAGTAGGTCTTTTTTGTTCATAGGTAGGGCGGGCGGGAATGAAAAAAGGATATCCTCACGGACACCCTTCCCCTTGGTTGAAAATCACTTAAAACATTATGAGTTACTACTACACCGCAAATATAGATAAATAAACGTGAATAGCAATGGGTAAGGGGTATTATTGGATAGAACCTGTGGATCGGACGTTAAATGATTTTCAGTTTTATAAGGCTCGTATCGTGGGTGATCCTGAATATGACGAGAAGTATCATCGTGTTATATTAAGGACGGATAAGTATTTCCCGGTAGGAAGTATCTTCCATGTCCTTAATGATCCGGAGATGTTCGTTATAGAGAGGAAATTTAAGACATGGGGGAATAAGTATGTCATTAAGCCTTGTGAAGGTGAATGGGAATGGGAGTCTGTCCAGAAACTTAAAGACAAGGCTATTATATTCCGTACCGGATTCCTGCATGGGGACGGTAGCTTCTAACACCTACCCGCATCTACCCCCCCCCCCTCGATTTCTTGGTGTTTATGTATATGGCTATATTTGAGCAAAAATAATTATGATATGGCAGATTTTCAAGGTAAATATAATGGCGAGCAGATAGAGCAGCTTTTGGATAAGGCTAACGATATTGATCTTTCCAAATACGCTCTTAAGACGGATAACGCTCCTACCGCCACAAAATTACAGGCGGCTAGGACTATAGCGCTGTCCGGTGCCGTGACCGGTAGCGCCTCATCGGACTTCGGGAGTAATATTACTATCTCCACGACATTGGCAAACTTCGACGCCTCTAAGATCACGTCCGGTACCATTGATATAGACAGGTTGCCTAAAGCAGCCTTAGAGAGAATGGTCGTGGTTGCTGATGATACGGCAAGGTTTAAACTTACTACAGCCACGGCTCAGGTCGGGGACACGGTTAAGGTAACGGCCACGAATAAGATGTATCTGGTCAAGGATGATAGTAAGTTGAATACCGAGGACGGTTACGAGCCTTATACGGCAAGTTTGGCGTCATCTGTGCCATGGTCTGGAGTGACCGGCAAACCTAGCACTTTCGCCCCGCCTACGTCCTCAGCTGCCGTTCTTGGTGGTATTAAAGTAGGGTACACGACTTCAGGAAAGAATTATAAAGTTCAGGTAGATTCGTCTGGTAACGCTTTTGTTAATGTTCCATGGACAGATAATAATACGACTTATAATCAGGCCACGGCTGATACTTTAGGATTGGTTAAGATCGGTTATTCCTCTAGTGGGAAGAACTACGCCGTATCCTTGGACCCTAATGGGAAGATGTATGTGAATGTCCCTTGGACTGATAATAACACGACTTATGCTCAAGCCACGAGCGATAATCTAGGTCTTGTTAAGATTGGATACTCTGCCAATGGCAAGAACTATCCCGTTGCTCTTGACGGTAGTGGCAAGATGTACGTGAACGTCCCGTGGACGGATACCAACACCACATATTCCAATATGGGGGCGGCAACCTCCTCTACTGCGGGAAAGGCCGGTTTGGTTCCCGCCCCAGCCGCAGGTAAACAAGCTTCTTTTTTTACGTGGTGATGGCACGTGGGTTGTCCCTACTAATACCACATACGCCAAGGCCAATACATCGACCCTTGGGCTGGTAATGATCGGATATGCGGAGAATGGCAAGAATTATCCGGTAGAGCTGGATAGTAGCGGAAAGATGTATGTTAATGTGCCTTGGACAGACACTAATACGACATATGGTGTTGTAGGAGCTAATGGGTCCACAGGTCTGGTAAAGAACGGAAGTACGGTAACGAGCGCTTCTGGCTATACCGCCTGTCCTATTGTCGGTGGTGTCCCTTATTATAAAGACACTAATACCACTTACGCCAACATGAAGGCAGCTACGGCTTCAGCGGCTGGTGCTGCGGGATTGGTCCCGGCTCCCGCAGCGGGGAAACAGACGTCTTTTCTTCGTGGCGATGGAACATGGGTCGTGCCTACCAATACCACGTACGGGTTGGCCTCCACTTCCGCCAACGGCTTATTGAGACAGCTTAATGGTAGCACCTCTAATTTTATGCGTGGAGATGGTACATGGGCTACCCCTCCTAACACGACATATGCCGTGGCCAACGAATCCACTAATGGATTGATGGCGGCCGCCGATAAGAAGACCATGAACAGGCTTATAGGGGTTAATACGGTCACGACATTAGCCAGCTTACCTATCTCTAAAAGAAGCATCACGGCCACGCTATCAGCGGCTACCACCCTATCCGTGGCGTCAGGTATGCAGATAGGAGAGGAGCTGATGATCAGGTGTGTCCCGTCTGCTGTCTTTACTCAAGCCATACCAAATTCAGGAGCTTATGTAAGCATGAGTGGTACTTCTATAACCACTACGGCTAACAAGCCTTTCGAGATAAATATCTGGTGTTACGCTTCAGGCAAGTATAGCATCGCTGTTAAAGAATAAGATTAAAGAATAGATTATGGCATATACATATATAAACAGGGAAATATATCCCAATATGTTGGTTTTAGACGAACCTCTTGATGATAATTACGCTAAGGGTAATAGTTATGATGATTATATTAATGGCAATCCGATTCCATGGATAGAGCTGGGACAAGAACAACTTTCGTTCAAGGAAGCTAATCCTAAAGCCACGGTTAAGGAGATCATTGAGGCTAGATTAGATGAGTCAAGGGTTCTTAACGAGGAGAAATCGGCTAAATATGAGGAGCTGAGATCTTATGAGACTGAAAATCTCCATGAGTTTTTCTTGGATGATCAAGATATTTATATCCCTGAATATGACAGACGTAGCGCTTTGGCTGATGGGGCTATAGTCGGTAAGATAACGATTATGGGTCTGGAGTTCGATATGACGGAAGGCAAGATCTTGATCGGGATGATGGATAAGTACGATAACGATCTGACAACGGCGTTAGGGGACAAGCAAAAGCAGATCAGTATAGCCACTACCGTAGAACAGGTGAGAGCTGTCGATGTTCAGTCCGGCTATCCTGATAAGGTAAGTGTTACCACGGCGTACATCCAGCAACAGGCGAAGGAGAAGGATGCTCTCGATCCTCAAAAAGTAGCTGTCGAGTTTTCTAGGATGTTGGTTAATGACAAATCTTTATCCTTATCATCCAACGAGAAATTGGATGTTAAGGTCCTATTTCCTATATGGGGACAAGAAGGAGCGGAGTTCGGGCTATCCGTGGATACCGGATTTTGCCTTAGGGTAGTTAAGGAGGGTACGGATATCCTTTACGAGGTTATCCAACCACATACATTATCGTCTGAATGGGAGCCTGGACTCAGTACGGCCTCCCTATATAAGGTTGTTGACAAGGAGCACGCCGGGACTATAGGTGATCCTATCCCTTATTTCCCTCCTATGGAGATATTTAAGGATAAATATTACATCCAGAACGCTGACGTGTATAAATGCACAAGGGATAGTGGAACTCCTCTTAGTCATAATCTAAAGGACTTAGTAGGGTTGTATGTTGAGGTTGTACAGGGCTAGTCGTATCTACCACCCCCCTATATTTGGCTTGTGATATAATACAAGTTATTTTTGGCATAATAAAATGACATTTATAAATAAATAGATTATGGCTTCACAAAAATTTGGTTTCGTAACCGTCGACCCGGTATCAGGATCAGGAGATCAGGCGGTTAATTTCTCCGGTGAGAAACACACCGGTCGTCTTCAACGCACTATCAACCTTACGGTCGCCACGAACGGCGGGGCTAAGAAGGCGTTGGTAGTTAATCAGGCAGCGGCTGCTGAGGTGGTAAGATCAGACAGCCCTAACGCTTCCGTACAAAAGACAGGTGGTAATGTTACCATCACCGGTAAGTCTAACAGTACTAAGCTTACATTTTCGGTCACGCCGGCTGAGGAGAACGGGCTTACGTTACAGCTCCCGGCTGACTACACGGCGGCTGGAAAGACTACGACTAACGGAGCGGTTATCGCCGACGACCCCGGAGCCGCTGGCGAGTTCGTTTGGAGCATCACGATCTCGGACGTACCGGCCAACGTCACGATCGATGAACTGACGGCTACATTGAAAGTAACCGCCGCTGGTGGTCAGACAGCCAACGTGACGGTAACTCAAGCCGCTGGAGACTCTACTATCGAGCTTGACAAGGAGACTATTAACTTGGATGTAAATGGTACTCAACAGACGGTTAACGTAACATCTAACGACAGCTGGACTTGGGCGCAAGCTGCGGCTAGGACCGTATTGAAGATGATGAGACGATAATCGTATTAATATCATGTGCTAGAACCCCGATCGACTAAAGCCGGTTGGGGTTCTCTTGTTTTATTATCTTTGTGGGTAGATGATAATTAAAAGACATAATTATGAGTGATTTGAATATTAATTGGAAGGACGGGGTAGGCGAGGTAACGGACCAGCCTCTGACCGTCAGCCCGGGGTCCGGGACCGGTAACGCCGCCGTTTCTTTTGGCTCGGTAATGAACAAAGGTCTTGACCGTACCCTTGAGTTGGAGATAACAACCCCCAAAGGCGTTAAAAAGACGCTTGCGGTGAATCAGGAGGGATGTAGGCAAGCTTATATCACGAGCGACGGGAAACGGTGGCTGACTAGCGACAATCGGGTGTATGGGGTGTTGAAGAGTGACGCTCCGTGTCAGTGCAACGGTACTTGCCTTATTTCTTATGTCCGTCCTGATGGAAGCATAACGGACGCACCTTCCGATAATTGTATAGGCGTTGTCCTTAACGCTCAAGGTAAGAGATTTATGATTGAGAAATATGAGGATCTTAATGAAAGCTATGTAACAGCCGGAGCCGGGAAGGACAGCACTTCCATTTTTTATTGGGGTGGATATGGTACGGATCAGACCGGCATTACAAATTATGACAAAGTAGATGGAAGTGATATTAGAGGTTACCTAAAACCGGAGTCGGGTTCATACAATGGTACCCCTAACCTTTCGGCAAATATTACTGCCTGGACAAGCGGGGCTTTATCTGATTGGAATGGAAAATCCAATTCAGAAATATTAAAAGGAATAACTACCGGTGGTGGGTCTTATACTTCCTATGCGACAATTGGCCATGTGCTTAATACGTTCTTAGCTAGTGCTGACGCTAAAGGATATGATGATTGGTATATCCCATCATGCGCTCAACTTGCGTTAATATTTATGAACTTGACGAGTGTCAATAACGCATTATCGGCTATTGGTGGACAACAACTCAGTCCATCCAAAGCCTATTGGGTTAGCTCAAAGTTTGACTCCAACAGCGGGCATCGCGTGTACTTCAAAGATGGCAGCGTGAACGGCAGCAGTAAGGGCAGCCGTTATAGTGTGCGGTTCATCAGGGACATTTAACCATGGAACTGCTTTGTTTTTACAAAATTTGTAATTACATTTGTGGCGCATGTCCATCACCATGCTTTTCATCGCTAATTTATTATAAAGGGATACAGGTCTGTGATGGGATCGGTATCCCTCTATTTTTTAATATGGAGAAGATAAATGTTTTCGATGTTCAGATTCCTGATGGAAGACAAATCCGTTGTATGTCGTATAATAAGGTTACTTATTTTGATCTTGATGATATATGTAAGTTATGTTCAGTTCATATGATTTACATGATGTGGCTGATACCAAGGTTATGAGTGAGTTCCTGCACCGTGATGGTGATCGTTATTGGGTTACGGTAGATGGCGTAAGGCAGTTGTATCGTAGGATTGAGTGCAAGATGTGTTTTGAGGTTATAGAAAAATTAAAAAAATTATGAGAGAGCAGAAATTTGATTTCGTGATATATCCGTTGGATTTGATTATCACGGTAGGATTGGACTACGAGACGTTATGTAACCGTTTCGAGAACATGGAACCGGGTCATGAGGGAGAATGGGGTGATAAGGATGATATGGATAAGGAAGCGTCTTTCGTGAATCTGGTAAGGGATAAGGACGATGACGGTCAATTCGCTATACTTTGGAACTTTTTAAGCGATGATAATATAACAATAGGAAGAGTCTGCCACGAATCATCCCATGTAGCTATGAGTGTGTGTCAGTTCTGTAATATGTCGCTTGGATTTAAGGTCGGGGAGGATGAACATGCAGCGCATATAGCCGGTTTTGCCGGTCATTGTGTCGGTAAATTCGCGGACGGGAATACTTACTGGACGGCAGATTGATATGGTATATATAAGAATATTAGCCTCTACTAACTTGTAGGGGCTTTTTTATTTATCTTTGTGAAAAACATTTGTTTATGTCAAGTTGTGTAATTAAAAGGAATAAGGAGGGTAAGATAACCCGTGTCTTGACTCCTTCCGGCGAGGTATCTACCTTGTTCGATAAGATAGCGGGTATAGCTACCGTAAGTAACCTTGATAAGGCGGCTGAGGCTTATATGACCATTTATAATGATAATTTCAGGTCCAAGTTTGGAGACTGGACTAGATCCGTGCCAAGGAATAAAGAGGCGGCCAGATCCATAAGCGCCAAACTTAACGCTAGCGAGTGGGGGCAGCTTATGTCAGCCAAGGTCTTGTCCGCCATAAGCGATATGGATACCCCGGCGTTGGCCAGAAGCCTTGGGGATAGCGACAATGTCGTGGCTTATCTTACTCCCGGAGAGGTAGGTGATGTCAATGATATGGCTGTGGTAGATACGTCCACGGTACAGGAGGTGGATCTGGATTCCATAAACGAGGATAATATTGGCGATACGATACTGAAAGAGGCGTCATGGGATGATATAAGGGCTATCAGGGAGAATATAGATATTAAGGAGACAGCCCGTATGTTATGGAAGGCCGTGGAAAGCGCTTTTACCGGGCAACGACCTAATATCAGGGTGAAGGGTGGAAATATAGATGGTGAGATCATATTTTCTGGTAATGTCTTGTCTTTAAATGATATCGAGAATTATACGCCTCCATCTTCAAGATTGGTATATGATTCCGGTGAGCCTCGCCTGTTCTTTAGATCGGATGATGGCAAGGTATATGATACTTACGCCAACGCCATAAAAGGCTCGTCCGGCGGGCGGGTCGAGGCCGGGTTCTTGGCCGGCAGTGTCGAGGAGAGCGACATCCCTACCGGAGCGACGGACATCTCCTTTGGCTCTTCTTCCATAACTCTCAATAACAAGGAGTCATTCATCCCTGTCCTTAGCATCAGCTCCGATTCTGATATAAGCACCCGTGGAGGCTTTGTTAATTACCTTATCAAGAAAGGTATGTTAAGCGGTGAGCGTATAAGGCTGGGGGATATGTATTATCTTACCGGGGCCGGCAACTCCGATGGTCTTAAGATTTATAACGCTATGGATGCCTTATCCAGCATCAGGAATAGATTTGGAAGTCAGTCCTCTGAGATGAACGTATTGGGTTCTATAGGTTTTGATACGGAGGTGAGCGACGATCTTGATCTTATCACGACATCCGGGGAGAAGGTCACGGTAAGCAGGTCTGAGATTAAAGGCATGTTAAGGCAAGGGCGGTTCGAGGAACTTAATAACAGGTATGATGGGTTCATGGAGCTAGCGCTATCGTTGATGATGGAGGATAACGCCTTATATGGGAGTAATGTCCGTGGCGTTATTGAGAACGAGAAGGCAGAAGATCTTCAAAACAGGACCGATATAACCAACATCTTATCCACATTAGGTATCCGTGTGATGGGTATGTCCGAATATATGGATAAGTATAAGATGCGTAATGGCGTAGATCCTTCCGCTAGGGCGTTATCCGATATGGCTAATGGCGTGATAGCATTGGCTGAGGGGGCTACGGTAGAGGATCTTAATGAGGAGGTGGCTCACTTCTTGATCGATACTTATCGTAACCAGCAGGAGATTGACGAGGTGCTGGATTCTGTCGTTGGCACGTCGTTATGGAATCAGTTCGCTGGTCGTTACTATGAGGTGTATGGGAAGGAGTACCAAGGAGAGGAGCTGGATCGGATGGTGAAGCGGGAGATCCTAGGTAAGACGCTGGCCCAGCGGTTCGTGCCGGGCATGGAACAGGCGGTGGAGGATCTGGCATCGTCCGAGGACGCCCAGCTTTCTTTGTTTGGCAGGATGATACGAGCCATACGTAATTTCTTTACCAGCCAAAGATCGGATTTAAACAAGGTACTTGACAGGATAAAGGAGTCGGCGTTAGCTGATGATCCAAGCGCTTTTGACGTGCTTCTGCTAAAGGATAGCGATCATCTCATGTACTCGTTATCGGACGTTGACGTGGCTAATAAATTGATCAAGAACGGTAGGTCATTGGAGAGGCTATACACCAGATTGCAGAGGATGAGATCAAGCCAAAGCCAGAGGATCGGTGAGAGCATCACCCTCCTTCGTGATATAGGCGAGAAGGTAAGGCAGGTTGGAGGTCAGCTTAGTAAAAACAACAACCTATTATCCACTAAAAGCGTTATAGCTACCGCCAAGGCCGAGGTGGAGTATTTGGTCACCGTAGCCAGTAGCTTGCGTAAGAGTGATAAGGGATTGGATTACGAGACGATACAGGTTATCGATAACGTATATGGGGAGATAGTACCGTTAATCAGGAATCTTCGTGGATTCGTCAATAATCAGGCGGCGGATTATTATGGCAACAACAAGGTTGGCATGGTAGAGGATATGGATGATATATTGCGGATGGCTGAGACATCTATGTCTGATATAAACGCCCTTCGTAGCGATCGTAACGAGGATTGGCTGGATGGACAGCTCCGGATGTTTAATATCCCGGAAAGATATTGGAATGGGATAAAGAGGTTGATAAATAACATCCATAAGGATATCAATGTCATGTCCCGGTTTTTCGGGACGTTAGAACATAGCGGGAACGCTATCTTAGGCATGTTAGGGCAACGTCTTGCCAAGGCTTATAACGATGCTCATGTTGAGGGCGTGGCTAATATCAATAAGATGACCAAGATGATGAAAGAGCGTGGATGGGGGATAAAGGATAATGAGGATCTTATACAGAAGATAAACGGTAAGAACTCTGATTACCTTGACTCGTCCCGTGATTTCGCCAAATACGATTTACTGTATCGGACAGAGCAGGCGAAAGCTATTATTGATATATATGATCTTAAAAAGGTTACGGGTAAGACCGAGAAACAACTTATCGACACACTTTTATCTGATAAGGGGCTTAAGGTCAAGACTCGTGATGATATCGTAGGGTATGATGGGGATAAGCCTATTACAAAGGAAGTGTATCATATATTCAAGCCAAGTATCCAGAATTTTGATATCTCGGCCATGACATTCGAGGACCAGCAACGATATCTGGATACGATAAATAGGTGGTTGGATGAGAATTGTGAGAAGCCTATGGTTCAAGCGTATTATGATAAGATAGAGAATGTCAATAAGAAGGTCGAGGAGAGGTTAGGGCGTAGGGTATCACAAGCCACGTCCGATTTTATGACCCGTATCCGTAGAAGCCGGTATGTTGCTATGGATAAGTTCATTAAGAACAAGAAGGTTGATTGGGACGCTTTCCAATCTGACCCTATAGCTTGGAGATCTTATCTGGATATCCTTCGTGACAGGGCTATAGCCAAGAGCGAGTGGTATTCCGACGGGACACCAAAGGAGGCGGGGTCCGAGGCGTTGATGATGTCAGAGGAGATCAAGGCATGGGATGAGGCATGGGCCGAGGAGTTCGGGAATACCAACGAGGGTCGTAAGGCTTCAGCCGAGTTTAAGGAGATACTGCGTGGGATAGAGCGGTCTGAGGGCGGTAAGGCGGCGTTCGAGTTCCTGCTAGCCGGTGGTCATCTTGGTTTCTCTAAGGATATGTGGGGATCCGAGGAGGGTGATTATTACGAGAATCTGGTTGATAAGATCACGGAGCAATCTGCATCATCATCAAGGATAGAGAAGGTAGAGGAGGCGATGGCAACAATAAATGAGATCAACGATCAGTTAAGACCTTTGCTTATCCAGTACCGGGATAGCACGAGATACGGGGAATATGATTTCGATAGGTTGCGTGGATCCGCCTCGTTAAGGAAAATAAACGAGCTATACGACAGTCTGGCCGAGGCCAAGAGTGTTATTAACGCCGCCGCTTCCGCTGAGGATATTGAGATGAATATGCCCGATACGGTGGAGAGTGGCGTTACAGATTCCTACCTTAACGCGCTAAGAGACGCCGTGACATACGACAAGGGAATGGATGAGATTAAATTCGCCAAGGAACATATGTCCGCCCGCTCCCGGAGTCAGGTAGATAGGATGGCCGCCAAGCTGTCGCAGAAGAACCCATCATGGACATCCATGGAGACAATGTTCCTTAGAAAAAAATACGGTTCTGATTTCAGTGATAAGCTGGCTAATGATATAGCTATGGGTAAGGCTAATAGTATACTTATCGAGTACGCCAGAACCCGGCTATATCCTTATATGAGAAAATACTCTCCCAAGGGATATTCTGATTTCGTTAGGAAGATAAATAACGGTACGTATAAGGTATCCGAGTTCTTTGATGCCATGGAAAATGGTATACCAAAGGAAGAGAGCGTATCCCGTTTCGGGTTCGATATTAATATGATCGATTTGTCGATCAATAACCAGTGGCTAGAAGAGGCTGATTTCGAGAGTTCCTTCCGGAATCCTAATTATAATCCCGATCTAGGTTATGGATATCATACGCCTAGATTTGATAAGTACAAGAATGAGGCTTTCTTCAAAAAATACGGTATTACCAAGGAAGGAGAGGAGGCCACGATCAACAAGGATAAGTGGGAGATGAGGAAGGAATTGCTTAACATAAGCCGTAAGGCTATGGAGGACTATGATGAGCGGTTCAGGAATATCTACCAGATACCACAAATATCCAAGGGCGGAGTTGAGAGGATGGTGCAGGCCGGTATCGATCCCAAGGCGGCCATCGGCAACGCCGTACGTGATATTGTTGGCGAGAGGGTTGATGATCCCATACATGGTCAAGGACAAGACTTAGAAGGGCTTGATGAGAACGATAACAAATATCGCATGATCCCCAAGTACTATCTGAGCAAGCTGGAGAATGCCGATGACGTATCCCATGACTTCGCGTACTCCTATTCCATGCTATCCCTTCAGGCGGCATCTTATAAGTATAAGAGAGCTGCTTTGGATGATGTTATGGGATATAGGAATATGATGCTTGAGACACAATATGATGGGGGAAAGAATCCGGAAGCCACTCATGCCTACAGGATGTTTCAGGACTGGGTTAACGCCAGTATCTATGACGTTAGGATAAACAATAAGCGGACTGAATGGAATATAGGCAATTATAAGGTCGATCTTAATAAGCTGGCTCTTATGTTCACCAAATTTGTGTCCAAATCCAACTTAGGCTTCTCCCCATTCGTGGCGGCTACCGGTGCCCTTACCGGGCAGGCCAACTTCCTTTTGGAAGGTATGGTAGGACAGTACATAAGCAAGGACTCCATGAAATACGCTTATGGAGAAGCCCAGAAACAGTTAAGTATGTACGTGTCTGAGATCGGGGACATAAATCGTACCAATAAGTTATATGTTGTCGGTGAGGCCCTAGGCGTATTCAACGTTCGTAACCGTGTAAGATCGGCGGCATATAACAAGATCTGGAGAACCTTATTCCGGGATCTGCCGTTTAAGATGATGGAGGTTTTGAACTCTCCTTTGGACCCGCAGGTTATTATCTCGGTGATGGATGACACTCGCCTGTATGAGGGTCAGTTCTGGTCATATTCTAATTTCAAGGAGATGATGATGAAGGACAGGAATATGTCCGCTAATGAGGCTAAACGTGATTGGGAGCGTTTAAGGGATTATTCCATATGGAACTTAGTAAATGTCAAGGACGGGAAGATCGTGGCTAAAAACGAAGCTAATAAGGATATTATAGAAAGATACATACCTACCTTGTCCAGTAGGGTCAGGAGCATGGTGCAGATCTGCGACGGCGCCTTGAATGATCAGAACCGGGTGGGGGCTAGCCGGAACGCGATCCTTAACATGGTGCTGCCTCATCGTGGATGGTTTATACTTGCCATTCAACGGGCATACAAAAAAGCCGGGTTTAACTTCCAGACCAACCAGTTCGAGGAGGGATATATGAGAACGTTATGGAGATTCGCCGGAGATATCTATAATATGATGTCAGAAGGCAGGATGAAGGAAATACATGACGTGCTGAAAGAATATCATAGTCTTAATCCTTATGAGCAGACCAATATCAAGCGATCGCTTATCAATATGGCAGTATTCGCTACGATGATAGCCATAGGAAGGGCTTTGATGGGATATAGGGAGGATAATGAGGATAGCTGGTTCGGGCAGTTCATTACCTATATCGGGTTCAGGACGATCAATGAGATCGCTTCCCAGACATCCCCGTTCATGGAGCTTAACGCCATAGATATGCTGCAAGATCCGCTGGTTACGGCCCGGAAGTTAGGCGATCTCACCGATCCTCGGAACTGGGATCCGTTCGCTACCGTCCAGACCGGTGTGTACAAGGGCGAGAGTAAGTTGTGGAGACAGCTCATGAAGTTCTCGTTTGGTAAGCAATGGTATAATATCAAGACGGCTAGGGATATTAAGCAGACATCCGACTACTGGTTGATGACCAACGGCATGACGATGGGATTCTTTCTAGGTGGTAGGAATAAGGATGAGTCCGGAGAGGACGCTAATTGGTATTTTGACAGGGGAAGATAACTGATATGGTATGACAAAAAAAATAGCCGGTCAATTGTTTAAGACAATTTGATTGGCTATTTTTGTATTCCCATCTATCCATCCCGGACGGATGGGAATAGGTAATTATTTTATGAATACAAATGTAGATCTTTTTCATGATTCCACGAACAATAGTAATGGAATTTTGACGTCCGAATCCAACGAAATGGATTTAAATACATTAATACCGGTAGTAGATAATAATAATCATAAGGTTGTAGACGCCAGGCTTCTTCATGCGTTTCTTCAAATAAGAAGAGATTTTACATCATGGATAAAAGATCGTATATCAAAATACGGTTTTATTGAAAATCAGGACTTTGTATTGATAAAATATGATTATTTAGGTAACTTACTGAATGACAGACTCCCCCATTTTGGTGAGTCTGATACTCAGGTAGTTGCAAAGACTGATTACCTGCTATTGATGGATATGGCCAAAGAGCTATGTATGGTAGAGAATAATGATAAAGGGAAGAAAGCTAGAAGGTATTTTATCGAGAAAGAAAAAGAATTAAAGAAGTTGGAAAAGTCGAATAATGATCAAGTAAGTCATTTGCGTATTCCCGACTTTTCCAATCCAGCGGAAGCTGCAAGGGCATGGGCTGATGAGTATGAGGCCAAGGTGAAGGCCGAGAAGGAAGCTATGTTGGCACTAGAAGCCAAGAACAAGGTCGAGGAGGAAAAGAAGATTGTCCAAGCCGAATTAAATACGGCTATAGATACGATAAAGGAGAATGAACCGGTAATTGATATGTTTAAAAGGTCTATTCCAAGAGAAGGTGTCCTTATCCGTGAATCATCAAAATATTTTGAGCAATTTGGCTATTATATCGGGATTAAGAACATGTATCCGTTATTACAGGAATTAAAATATGTTTTTAGGAATGAGAGAGGTAGGATAGAGGCATATCAGTCCGCTCGTAATTCTGGATTAGTTACATATGGATCTGATCCTGGTGATGAATATTGGGAGGCTAAGGCCGTGACTGTTATGATAACATTAAAGGGATTTGTTAAACTGGAAGAATTGTCAAGAAAAAAAAGGAGCGTTTTTGAGAAATATGGTCGGTTCACGATATGATGCCCCTCACTGCGATTATTCTGATAAAGGCAAGGCTATTAGAGCGCTTACTGGCGATAATAGGTTCACTAAAGATATTGATTATAAAGTTTTTACCCAAAATGGTAAAAACCCTACTGAGGGAAGATCAACAATTGTATATACGATAACTGCATTTTGCGTGGAATGTTTGATAACAAGGAAAGAAAGATGAGTATAAATAAATAGTTATACCATTGATAATTAATGTAATCCAAAAATGGATTTACATAATAATAGAAGGATAGGCGATTATCATCCTATCCTTCTTATTTTCGTTATCAGTCTTTATATTTATCCACAAAATCATCCACATCCATATACTCACACCCGAAGTTTTCCGCCGTCTTCTTATCGGAGTCGGAGAACTGCCCTTCTTTCCCGGAAGCGTCCCCGATCATCATGATAGTATCGTATATGATCTTATTTCCCTCATCTACATTATCATTTATGAATTTGATATAATCCATATACTGGTCTATCATCCCCGTATTTGGTTTCCTATTGATGTTATCTTTATCATTGTTGTCGCAATAAAAGTTGTATACGGATATATTGGTATAATCCTCCAATGCGCTTGATATATAATCGAATTTATATTCAAACATCTCTTTGTCTACGAAGCCTTTTTCTATACCTCCCTGATTTGATATGATTACTATATCATCAGGAGCGTAATTTTTGATAGCCTCAAATACGTAGAGTTTGATTTTCATATCCCATATACCTTTAGGGAATGTATCTCCTGACAATGTTTCAATCAGTGTCCCGTCTAAATCTGTTATTAACAATTTACACTTTTTTATGATTCAAAATTTAAATGATATATAATTACCTTAGCTTATTTATATACTACTCGTCCCATTGCTCCTAATAGCTCTTTATCATCCTGCTCCTTTACCTCTACATAATAATATCCCTTGAAACAAAATTTCTTTTGATCGGGATCTGACAAGAACTTTTTATATTCCTCGAATCCTTCATCTGAAAGATGATAAGCCTTTCTTTTTTGTTGAAGTAATTCATCTGATTCTAATATCTGTTTTTTAGTAGCCATAATATCTGTTTTTTGGATGTGGTATAGATGATTAATCTTTAGGAATAAACCCAACAGCCTTTTCGGTAGAAGCTCTTTGTTTTATAAAACATTCAGCTTCTTCCCATGAGGTTGCCCATATTTCACCGGCATACTTTTTGCCATTGATTTGATACTCTGTTACAAATTTCTTTTCTTCTTTTTTTATGTTTGTAATTTTTAAAAGTTAATAAAACTAAGGTTTTAGACAATGAGGCATTATATCCATTTTACGAAGTTTATTATCTTCTGTTTATAAAATTCAATGTCCACATGAGGAAGTCCCTCGATGACGGATTAAAGAGATATAGGATCGTCCTCCCACTTCAAGTCCCTACCTGTTAATCTACGGATAGTACCTTTTGGGAGTACGATCGCCGAATTATGATCCTCGACGGAAAAATACTCATCGTCATGCGCCGATCTCTCATCCGTCCATATCTCTCCTTGCCGAGCGGGGGTGTTGTCAAGAATAATCTCATCACCATTCTTGTTCACAGCTAAAAATACTAGGTAATTATATACAAGTTTACACCTGTATAATTAGTTAATAAATTTCTTAACCGGGTTATACCCAAACCCTGTATGGGGTGGCATTGCTGCATCCCCCTTTACTTTTCTCATGATGTTATAACTTCCGTTGATGTCAGCGTTAATAAGAATGCCATCTCTTGTCTTAAAAAGACCTCTTCTTACCCTTCTACCAACATAAGTATCATGATGACATACTGGTTCTAAATCGAAAGAACTGCATTTTGACGTGTGAGATTCGTTTATTTCAACAAATCTTAGTCCTTGTCTTTCCGATTTATATCTTAACATTGATATAAGCATCTCAAATGGAATAGAAACAAAATTCTGATTGTTTCTTTTACCAAGACTCACATTTTGTTTCCATCCATCATTATGACCTACTATCAATGTTGTTATATCTTCCTTCAAGCAAGTATTTATTATCTCCTTACTTGCTTTATGAAGATAATCTTTCACCTTATTGTTTCTCCTTCTTGTTAAGGACATCAACCGTCTCGAATTTTCTTTCCCATTTACTTTCTTTAATTGTTGTTGAATATCTGACCTTTTCTTATTGTAATACTGATTGATGGATTTAAGTCTCCTCCCATCTATCAAAATAGGCTTATTGCTTACGTTGGTCACGATAGAAGCGAGGTTATTTACACCTAGATCAATAGACATGATCCTGTTATTATCATCAAGTTGCTTTTTTACAATTGACTCATATACAACTTCTATTACATAACAATCGGATTTAGGGACAAATCTAACCTGTTTTACGGTTCCCTCCTTGCAATTAGTTCTTAAAGGAGATAATCCTTCCTTTTTAGGGAAATAGATAAAATCTCCTCTATGTTTAAACTGTGCGTAAGAATAAGAAAATACGTTCCTGCCTTTTGTTTTATGCTTATATTTTGGAAATTTAGGACAGCCAGTAAATTTCTTATTATCACGCTTCCATGCCTTGATAGCAGAGAAATAAGATTTTAGATTCTTGTCTAAAGCCATAAGAATCTGCTGAGAGGATGATCCACTCATTGCTCTATAATCTATGTTATTCTCTGCTACCATCTTCTTGTTAAGATCTACAGCTCTTATCCACTTACCTGTATTAAGAAACTCCTGCTTTATTGTATACAAAGCCACATTGTACAGATTCTTGGATAAGAAACATATTCGATCTAAATCCTTATATCTCTTATCATTGACAGTAATTATATGTTGTTCCACTAAATACATAGCGCAAATATAAATAGAATATTTATAAATTCCTATTTATATTAAATTTTTATACCCTACATGTTTCATCTGCTCTTCAGTAGCTTTCTCCTTCGGGAACTTCCCGTGCCATTTACCGGGTACCACGACATCACGCCCGTCTGGGCTGGTAGCCAGCCTCCCGCATTCGCTGCACAGCCCCATGCCCTTGTACGGCTGTAGTTCCTTGGCATAGTCGTATTCGTCCACCATATACTCGTTTGTTAACATCCAGTAACTAGATGTAGCGGTATTATCAACACAACCGCATTTAGCGCATACAAATAAGCTCATATTTTAGTATCGTTAAATGTCGTTATCCTTATCATCGTCAACCCTCTCTACCTTGATCGTTCCCATATCACCTGAAGGTAACGTGATATCACTATACACGTTATTCCAGTTCTCGTCAATGGTCAACTGATGCAATATCGACCTATATATTTGGTAGGTGTTGCCGATAAGTCTCTTCCTATTTATCTTATCCTTACTGCCTCCATCGTACCCTATATGCTCAAAATCCTCAAGATCTGGGAACAACCTTCTTCTTATCGCTCGTGAGTTGTTGACTATAAAGCTTCTTATCCCCAGTGATTCCGTCCTATCCATATCATCTATCAACGTATCTGTTGTATGCTGTAGATCCATGTCACCCGCCGCAAATCTACTGATGTCTTCCACGCATTGTGAGATCAACATCAGTTGCTCCCTTGTTAGGGTTATTTTGTAAAGTTGTTTGTTGTTTATAACCATCTATTTGTTCTTTATATTAATTACTTCCATTTTATACTTCTCTGGATACTCTAGGCATGTGCATACTATTAAAATAGAATCATTCAACATGGTTACTTTATTACCCCTATCATCTACATAAACAGTTTTAGGATAATAATCAACATCTTCTTCTTTTTTATCTTTACATCCTATCATGATAAGAGATAGGATAATGATAATACCTATTTTAATCTTCATCATATTCTATGCTATTTATAATCTCTTTTATAACGTCCTTAATGCTAACATCATCATTAGATGATAATGATCTATGTATGCTTATCGCAGCTCCTTTAACTCCTAGTCTTATACCTAGACTCAAAAATTTTTTATTAATATCCAGCATGCTTAATGAGCTGAATAAAGTTCGTGATGCTGTATCTGCCATATCATTAGTCTCATCACCGGTAATTGACGATAGTCTACTTAAGGCTGATAAAAGATCATTACCTGTTTTGCTTGTCACTGTTTTAGATGAATGATCCATCATCTTACTATCCTGTACCTTATTATTTTCAAATGGTATCATAATAAGATCTTTATTGATGCTCTTATCCCAGCATTCTATATAACGATTTGATTGACATTCATGCCCGTCATAAAAGAAGCACTCTTTGCATGGTTCTTCTTTATTGAAACTAGCTGATGCTATCAATACGGTATCATTATCATATATTACATCACCTATTCTCATATTTCATGTTATTAATTTTCTCGATAAAACTACTCATGTAATCACAATCCATATCACAATCCTTTAGATGCTTACACATCTTATCTCCGTCCCTTGACAAGAACGGGCATGTATCCCTATGGGAGATTATGACCAAGTCAATTATCTTATCAACGCGCATATCAATATCACTAAGCTATAGATCATCCATGCTATCAACACCCACGTCGTTATACTCAAATATGTTTGTATGTTCCTTGGGATTTGATATATTTCCCTGAACGTCAGCATCATAAATATGAAAGTCTTTAGGTTCATAACTTGCTATATTTTTCTATATAGTTAACTATAAAATCTTTAACTTCTTTTGGTACATCTACCAGTTTGAGATTACCTTGGAATATGTCCTTGCCGTACTCATCCATAATCTCTCCGAATGAAGGATTCATGACTCTTGTTAACATAGATATCGGTTGATCAGTGTCAAATTTGATAACGATCTTCTTTCCGCCATTTATCGCCTTTTTAAAAGCCACGTAAAGCTTTCGACCTTTTATTATATCACAATTCCCTTTCAGGATATTAGACATATGTATGACATATTCTTTCTTCGCATCTCCGGGGTTGTCCATAAGCTTAAGATCTCCTCCGGTATCTCTCCATTTCCTGAAGCACGGGAAACATAGACCGTAATTTGCCTTGGCGTGTCTAGGTATCATCCTGCTGCTGCCGGCTGGGATCGTATCGCCACAGCAGATACACGTCCTATCCTTGTTGGTGCGCATCGGCACATAGCTCTTTATCGGGTATTCTTTTCTTTTATACATCTTCTTCTGTTTTCAAAATTATCATCACCATACTCATAATTAGGACAAGCTTTGTTGCTTGGTCGTCTAACATAAGTCTTTTGCTTCCTGTTATATTTACTGTTAGGGCTTATATAATGGTCACACACTTGCCAAATAGAGCAACATACTTTCCCGTATCTTTTCGCCCAATCATTATCATGCAGATGTACGCATGTAGAGCAAGTCGGATTCTTAAGCTTATCCTTGTTATCATCTATGATCTTATTGACCCGATCAAGAATAACATGCATTTTTTCAATATTTATGACGTTAAACGCGTCTGGTTTCGGAAGATATGTCATCGAGCTTATATCTATGTCCATTTCCTTGGATTTGTTGTAAGCCGATTTGTATTTCCTTACCATCAAATCTTTTAACTGATTTACCTTCTTCTCATATGTTCCCATGTCTCATTCGGTTTTCCATCCCTGTTTCCTTAATAAATCCACCATCATCCCTTTTATCTTAGGGCTAATGGCTTCGGTAAGTATATCAGCGGCCAAATTGATAGAGAAGCTGGTCATCCTAGACTCCCCTATATATTTCTCGCTGGTAACTTCTTTCACATAGTCGTGAATATCCTTAATCATCTCATTTTGAGATCTTAGGAGATCCAGTATCTCATCGAGTTTATCATCCATCTTTTTTCTCAAATACACCTGACAATAACCAGACAATCACTATCAAAAAGAAAAATAACCCAAGAGCCTCATCCGGGTAATCATGCATGGCCTCTAGAACATCTCTCATAGCTTGACATCCATTTTGTTGATTATCTTATAAAATATATCCCTAGTCAGCTCAATATCATAAGTAGCGTCATGGAGTTTATTCTCATCAATCTCAATACCCATAGTCTTAGCCACGGTCATCAACTTAAAGTTCTCCATATCGTTTCTTACGCCCATAAGGAATGGTGTCACCATAACATATACATCCATACAGTTAGGATAGAACCATGATCCGAAATACTTATCCCCACATTGCTGGAATAAAGCCCGTAGGAAGCTGTTATCGAATCCAGCGTTGTTATACCCCACTAAATACATTTTATCCCTCTTATCGAACTTATTCACGTATTTGGATAATATACCAACTAACTGCCTGTATCCGTCTTCCATAGGCTGATAAGACTGCACTTGCTCCAAGGTAACGCCGGCCACGTCCAGCGCCTCCTGCTCTATCGTGGCGGCAGGGTTCGGGGCTAGGCGGATGTCGAACCTCTCTGCCTCCTGCCCGTCGATATCCACGATCCCTCCTATTTGGTGTATCCCGTTTCTCCAGAACTTAACACCGGTTGTCTCTAAATCGAAAAAATAGTAATTTCATATCTATTGATTTTTAAAATGTTCCTTAACCTTCTCCAATGCCTAAACAATTAAACGCTAACCATCCACTTACAACTCCCATCGCAAAAATAAACAAAACCATAAGTGAGAACAGCGTCCAATCTTTTGTATTTAGTTTATTGCTCTCCTTCTTTGCTTTTATTTTTTTCAAGAATATTCTTGTCAACATTGAAATCGAAATCAAATGTCGTATTATTAGCTATCTTCCCATCAATGTCTTTGTTATTAATAAATATCTGTCTCTTAACACTCATATCCCTAATATTTCTGCTACATAAACAAATCCATAACATATATAATTATCATCGTCATGCTCACCATAATCTTCATGCCAGATAACAGCGCATGGGAAATAGAGTGGCATATCCTCAGCCATAGGCTCCTCTCTAAAGTCATCAATGTTTATCTTCTCCCTCCACCTCCACAGGTCTTGGATATTGTTTAAAATCAACTTGTTCATAACAATCTGGTTTTTAATACTGATACAAAGATAGGATTTAAACAAAAATAAAAGCATGAATAATATTAAAATAATATTAATCATGCTTAAATATAAATATATCCCTTCTAATTCTCACGGATATACGTATTCGTACTCATCTGGAGGAGATGTCTTATATTCAACATCGCACTCCATATTGGTGTAATAGTTATCCCCCTTTCTGTATACCAACGCTACCTTGCAGTCGTATTCCAAACTGTATCCTATAAGAGGGACATTAGCCATAGGCGGATTATCCTCTGTTTTGTATCTTATTCTTGTTACTTGTTTCATATTTTCATGGATATAAATATTCATATTCTTCCGGTGGATATGTTTCAAATTCAGCATCATACTTCATGCAGGTGTAGTACTTATCCCCTCTCCTATACATTGTTTCCCACGGACAGCTATATTTTTTGTTGTATCCTAAAAGAGGAACCCCTTCTATAGGAGGCTTATCTTTCGTTTTGTACCTTAATTTTGTTATTTGCTTTATGCTCATATAATCTTATGTTTAAGTAATTCCATCATCATCGAAAACAATGTGTCTACAAGAAGTTTCTCGCTACTCCAATATATAGGGATCTCGTCTATATCTCTATACGCTACAGACCATGCATGTTTTAGCTTATAACATTCTAATGTACAACCCTCTATCTCATATGGGATCAAATTCAGCAACGTGCCTACATCCCAAACAGGGTTGGATATATCCGGGGTAACGGCCTCGATCAACCCTATACGACCAGCGTCATCCTCCATAGAATGCAATGAGTCAAGGTACTTGTCTCTGAAGCCGATGGCGGTGGAGATAGGGAGGCCGGCCTCAACCAGCACTCTCCCCTATTCTTTTGTGGTAAAAATCCGTTCCTTCATGGTTTTTGCTTTTTCGGTGACATATCATCCAGTTTCTTTATTCCCATCAATATCGGGATACTATCATGCATACCATCCATCATCTTCCTTTCTACCGTAACGATCGTATCATTATGCCATCCCCCATGAGCCACAAGAAGAATCTCCTGCTGCTCGAAGCCAAGCCCTACCCCTATACCGCCGGAGTTCCACGCGCAGGTAATGACCACCCCGCCCTTCTTGGTGATCCTAGCTATCTCATTCTTCTGCCTAGCCCAATAACTAGATTGCGTTGTTTGCATATTAACAGATCCTCCAAGTCTTTTATACGACTCAGATACCTGTCTCGCAGAATATGGTGGATCATATAATACCATATCAGCTATATTATCATCAAGATGACACAAGAAGTCCGTGGCATCTTTATGATACATAGCCTTAGTCTCAGGATCAAGATCGTTGGTTATCGTCCCTATATCGCTGTTTCTGGCGAATGGATCCACTATAACCATCCCCTCTTCTCGATATTTATCTATAAGTTCTCTTATCGGTTTTATGCTGAATGTCTCTTTATTCGGCATCGACCATGTTTTGTTTATAACCATATCGCTGTGATCGTGTTTTAAATTCTACCTACGCTCTATGCCTCTTAGCAAATGGGCTATCACATCCACTGCCCATCCGTTACCCGCTAAAGACATGGCCGTATTCGGGGCTATCCCGTCAAGGTAATCATCCGGCAATGTCTGTAGCCTACACATCTCCACCGGGGTCAGGTATCTGAATTTGTCTTTCATGTCAAAGGCATTAGGATATCTTCCGGGAGGTAGTGATGAGATCACGTTATCTTTCATGACTGTTGTCAGGCAATTACTTTTCTTGATGGGAGTTGTATTCTTATCTTTTCTTATCTCCAGACATTGCGTTATTTTTATGTCCTTGTCACAATCCTTTCGATACCCGTCCTCTCCTATCCTTCTACCGACAATGGGCCCTATATATCTTCCTCTTATGGCTCCCGGATTCCAACCCTTGTCATGCTCTAGAATATCATCCAATGATATATGCTTGTCTTTCGGCATTTCTACTGGCCAATTACACCAATAAAGGCGATGCCGGGTCTGCGCCGAGACCAAGGCGCTATCGATCTCCACCGGCTCCACGCCAAGCTCCTCGGTAATCACCCAGCGATGCTCGTCCCGCATCCGGACGTTCTCGCCCAAGAACAGGATCTTACCTTTGGTCTCCTTCTTTAAATGCTTTACAATGTCCGAGAAACAAAAGAAAAGCCTCCCACGAGCGTCCATAAACCCCTTACCCTTACCTGAGCAAGAGAAGCTCTGGCAACAGAACCCTCCCATGACCAGATCTATGTCTTTCCAAGAAATATCCCATATTCTCCAGTTATTAACATCTCCTAACCGGATGATATTAGGAAAATGTTTTTGGCTTACTTTTATGCATGTGTTATCTATCTCCGAGGCGTAATAAGCATCTATAGGTATGCCGGCTCTTTGCAACGCTAGATATCCACATGATATCCCGTCAAATAATGATAATACTTTCATATTATTTATCGTTTAGGTATAAAATCACCTTAATTGCGATATTACTCTAATAGCATAGAAGGAAACGATCTTTCTCTCGTCATTTGGATAAAACTCATCCCCGTTATAAGTCATTAGCCATGCTTTCTCGGAATTATATTGGGTGCTAGTCCAATAACTTGTAGTGCCTTCGTCTATATCCAATCCATCGATAAGAGACATGCATCTATTAATCTCATCTAAATTATTTATGATCTCCATCCATTCTCCCACTGATGCTAAATACCCCATTTGTCCATTCTTGAATTGAGTAACAGTGCATTCATAAGCGGCACTAGCATGCGTATATTCCGCGATACTTTGTGTGTTTTGAAATCCATTAAAATCTTTTTTGGCTTCATTACTTGATGTTATCGTAGTTACTCCCTGGATCAATCCAGTCGTATTAGACCAGCTTCGATTCTTAAGCTCAATACCTGAAATAACGAAGCTGCTGTTGTCGCTTATCAAAGCCTCTCCTACGGCGTCGTTTCTCCATGAATAATTCCATTTATCACGAGTATATAACTTGCCATTGGTGTGTAAGATATATATACCGTTTGAAACGGTTTGACCGCCTATCATCCTTCTTCTCATATTCTTCTACCTTGCTAATGTATGTTTATAATTCTAAGTTTATCATATTCTTCAGTAAGAATCCCATGATCAAACAATTTGCTAGCGTCTATTTTAAGACTCCTATATTTGTCAGTTATATTGATATCAGCCCACATGTTCAATATCCCCTTATCATCCAATTGCATATGGATACAGTCTTTTGTCACCTTCTTTCCGGCTTTAAGAGCCTCTACGTCTTTATCGGTAATCTTTTTCATGCTTTCGATATTTTATCGTTACAATTAAATTCATCTTTCATCCTGATCTTTATGCCTCCATATGATAATTCCTTATGAGCTGTGACAAAATAATCAACCGCATCTTCATCTAATAAACTATGCGGACACCTTTCCCATACAGGACTTTGATCTAGATGATCCCATGTAGCTACAAGCAACTGATTCTTGTCATTATCAACAGCTATTTTATATGTCCCTATAGTAGCCTTACGTTTAATGATCGCTCCATTTAACATCTGTTTCTTAGCCCAGCTCCATGAACCTCTCAACCCAAATGTTCTTATAACCCAGTCATTTATCTTCTTCATTTCAAGTTATTTGTTAAAAGCATAATATAAATATAAATACATAAATTGGATAGGGCTATTCACCATACCCTTATCATTAGGCTCGTCATACTTGTCAAGCCAAAGACGAAGCGCTTCCCAATCGATATCCCGCCGGTCACAGACCATGCAGGCTAGGTTAGCCCCGAACAGATCCCCTCCGCCACGTAAAGACTCGTTAAATCTCTTGGCTAGCCTTTTCTTGAATCCTTTATTGTACCAAATACCGGAGGTAGCGGCATAACAATAATAAGCGTTGTACTTCATTTTCACACCCATCTTCTCAAACAATGGTGTATGCCATATCCGATCTAAAAAGAACACTATTCCACGATAGATAAAGGTTCGGAGATTCTTCCTGTATTTCTTCCCTAAGAAGCTATCCACGCAAGATATAGTCCCGCCTGAATAGTACCAGTTATTGGCACCTCTCTTGACCTTATCCGTCATCTTGAACTTATTTTCCCTATCCTCTACCCTATCCCAAGGCTTTAATTTATCCTCGTTAAATGTCGGGCAATAATGATAGTAATGATTGATCCATGAAAGGTATGGGTTGTATATCGTGTATCCATTATCGCTGACATATGAGTTTATATCATATCCAAGCTCTTTGGCTAGAATAGATCCTTCATCAGCTAACACCTTCAATATCGGATTCAAGTTCCATATCTGGTCTTGACTGACGAACATCGAGTAGCATGGATCCTCATCCTCCCCATACCATCCACCCATCCCGCTCACTATTTTATCCAAATCAAGTGAATAATCTTTCCCGGATGAAAAATCATCTCTAAGAAAAAAACCTCTATATGGGATCATGTCATATATACCCGGTTGATCCTCAAACATATGTTTAGCGTTCTCGGTCAATCTAATCAATGTTTGTAAGACAGAAGATATATCTATGGGTGCATATTCACACCCATAGACCTTATTATTTATCCAAAGATATTGAAGAAGCTCGGCTATATTAATAGTCCCGTCCTCCACATATCCTGTCTTGTTATCGAAGTTTATTTTGGCTAGAGGTATATTACTCCCTCGTGGTTGACCGCTTTTTTCATTACAGCAATGCACGAACCTGTCAAAGAATATATCTTTCCAGCCAAAATATTTATCCATTATCGTCATAAGCCTATTTCTTATCGTATAACAACATGACCTTGATAAGGTCAGCCATTCTAGCCATCCCCTCAAGTTTGTTAAAGCCATCCATATTATCTCCACTGACGATGATAGTAGGGTATACCTCTATACCGTACTTGGATATCTTCTCCTCCGTGACCTTGTTCTCCGGGATCTGGTTCAACGTAACCTCACCCTCATACTCCTGTAACGTGTTGGCGATAATATATCGCATGCAATCGCTGTACTCAGCGTCTTTCTTCGTGAAAAAATCGATTCTTACCATTTTAAACAGTTTTTAATCTATTAATAATTAAATCCGCTGTAAATATAGCGTTATCTATCTCATCCATACCTATTTTCCTTCCATCAAAATCGTTAGATAATAAATCTTTCACGATTTGATATCTGCGCTGCTCCCAATTTATGTTTATATCAAAATTCAGATACCTTACATAATCATAATTCAATTCATCATAACTATAATTGAGATACTTAACTATCGGAAATGGAGTATCATCATAAATAGTGCGCTTGATTAAATCAACGTATTTACCGGTTTTTTTATTGATAGCTCTTAATCTCTCATCTACTACTCTTTCTCCTGACTCTTCCATTCTATAAGCCCTTTGTTATGTTTATCGTAATATAATAACGCTATGGCATTCCAGCACACTGCCGCCAGATGCATGAATCCCTCCTTGTCATATCTCTCTCCCTTTACATAAGCGACCAGATGCCTGTGGAGCGCCCCAAAGTAACGATTAAAACCATTAGGTATATCTTGCCATGAATTATCGGCGTACTTCTTGGCGCCTTTCGTATATACCTCTACGATGTTTTCTATCTCAGCCAAAGGAAGGAGGTCCCACCTAAGCTTACCGTCGGCCCGGTCGTCCTTGCCGCTGCCGTCTTTCCCTACGAGCGGCCCGCTTTCCACCACTGCGTCTCCTATTTTTGGCTTCCCGAAATTCATCGCCTCATCTGCCGTCTCATCATCAATAAGTCTTAACTTGATAGCCCTTTTTAACGAGACAACCATCTCCTCATCAACCCAAATGGATTTATATGTCTCATCAAATAACGGTTCTATTTTCATCATCCCCGTATTGTCTGCGGTCTCAAGTACCTCAAATACCTCACCATCATAAACGACCTTGTCGTATTTGTTAAATTCTTCTTTCATCTTAAATTCCTTTTTGCTTTATTATTATTACTGGGTCATCATTAAATGGAGACAATATCCCAATATGTAACAATATATTGCGTTCATCTCCCTCATTCTTATCGGCTTCAATAACATTGATATTTAATTTATCACTAGATATAATGTTGCTATTTATATTAGGCTCATTTTTGATTGTAACCCATCCTTTTTCAACTGGCTCATGTTCCCTTAGTTTGTCGACATCATCTTTTATTAACCAATATTCCTCAAAAACAGTATCCGGATATTTGGCTTTTATTTCCTCGTAAGTATTATACCATGTCATATTTTCGTGTTTTAGATTAATAAAACTCACTAAGATCCCTGCATTCTGGCGTCTCGCCTGTCATAGAGTAAAGCTCACCAGATGATAGATATACGCAATGCGAGGTCTTCCCGTCCCTCCACTCGCTTTGCTTCGTAATTCCGCAAATAGCGCAGCGTTGGATCCCCGGTCCCGCCTTTCCGTCCCTCCACTCGCTTTGCTTCGTAATTCCGCAAATAGCGCAGCGTTGGATCCCCGGTCCCGCCTTTCCGTCCCTCCACTCGCTTTGCTTCGTAATTCCGCAAATAGCGCAGCGTTGGATCCCCGGTCCCGCCTTTACCCACGAGTGCCGTACGTTTTTCTTTCTTGTCCTGTTGGTGTCGTCAAGTTTTCTCATGATCAATCCTCCAAAGCCGTTACAATTTTATCTTTCCCGATAATAGCCTCATTCCCGCTCCTTACATCAAAGCATCTCCCTTCATCTGCCTCCTTGAAATAAAGAACGCCATTGTACTCGAATAAACCGAATCCGTAATCGTCTAGCTTCATTTCATTAAGTTTCTTGAATTTATACACGTTTTTCATATTCTCCATATTATATTGCATTATTGGAAATATCATTATGATACTTATGCCTATTACAAGCAACCCTGTGTAAAACTTTTGTGAATCATATTTCTCCCATCCCTCCATCATCATGGCAAAGGAGATTACTATTATTATAATAATAGATATCAACCCTACCATATCACATCCTCCTTTCTTTCAAAAATCCCATCATATCCTCCACGCTAAGCTGGAAGCCGGCAGCCGCCTTATGGCCTCCTCCACCAGGGTTGGCCTTGCGTGCCAGCGCCGAGACATCCACCTCCTCCTTGGTGGTATAGAACGAGCATCTGAAGAATCTGCCGTTCCAGCAAAATGGCATCATCAGATCATGTTTCTTAGGGTTATACATAGATTCAAATGTAGTAGAGTTAAACTCCGTGGTATTCATACATATTGCCTTGTATCCAAATATATCTGCCTCGAATGAGAACATATTCATCTCGCCCCTGTTTTTCTCAACGATATACTCCAGTATCGCCTCCCCGTTCCTTATCATGTCATATATGAAGTCATGATCGCCGTCCATGACCTTTGCCGCCATATCCACGTCAAGACCACAATATCCTCTCATCCCATATTGGAATGAAAGAACGTCACTCCATTCGAAGCGATCATGATCCCATATATCATAAGCGCTCAATAATTTTACCACATCGGGGGTTTCGATATCATCAAAAAGATATTCCCATGTAAGTTCGCAAGCCGCCATTCCGATACGTCTCTTGCCCTTTACCTCGTAATCCCTTATATCGTCTATGGCGGTCTTATGATGGTCTATCCATACGACATCTATACCTTTCTCTTTCCACTCATCGAAAAGGAATCTTGTTCTGTTTCCAAATGACACGTCAACTACAAACACTTTATTATATTTATTCACGTCAGGTATTTCCTTGCCATAATTGTAAGGAAGAAGATCAATGTCCCCTTTGAAATACTTTCTTACTATAGCCGCTGACATTACTCCGTCAAGATCAGCCTCATGATATATACATCCTGTCATAATCTATTGTTTTTAATTAAAAAATCTATGTATTCTTTTATGTCCTTGTTTCTGTCATTATCCCAGTCAAATGTCTCGTTTATGAATTTGAAGTACGATACTGGGATCGAATGCAACATCCACCCACAATATTTCCCGAATGTCATTACCATAGAGCCAAGGGGATGATCCGGTCTCCCGGGTACAGGGGAGGCGGTAATGCCCTGCGCCAGCCCCCTCCTTCGATCTTTCTTGGCGGCTTTGATATCCAGATCCGTTTTCGTTACCTTATCCCCCATCGGGATATTGGTGATTAGTTTATCGCCGATAAACATCCCCCATCCATATCCTTTGTAATTCTCTATACTAAGTTTCCTTATATCGCCGAACCTTGACGAGTTGTTGCAACAATCAACGACTAATGCGCTGTCCTTACCGTCCTTTATCCTGACAGCTCTCCCAAGCCACTGGTAATATGATGAGAAGGAAAATGTTGGCCTTCCTACTATCACACAGTCAAGACCAGGATGATCGAATCCGGTTCCGAGGGCGGAATAGTTGAACACCACCTGCGTCCCACCTGACTTGAACCTCTCGACTATAGCCTCCCGCTGCTTCTTTGGCGTGCCTCCGTGAACTACCTCCGCCATGCCAGCGCATATCTTGGCGTTTATCCATTCGGCGGCAGTATTGCAGCTCTCAACAGAATCCATAAACACCAGTATAGATCTACATACGTCTTTTAATACCATCAATCGACGCAAAATAAGGTTGTTTAAGCCATTTTTTCTCACCGCCTCACTAATAGACTCAGCCGTATATTCAGATCCGTTAGAATTAAGTTTAAGGGCATCTCCATTGAAATCCCATGTCTCATACTTAAGAGGCGTCCAAAATCCTTGTCTTATCATCTCCTCTACCTGTATCACGTGAATCAGGTTCTTGAAATATACCGGTCTCATACGAGTGATGAAATTAAGTTGGGAATATGATGTCTGTCCTATCGACATGTTTTTAAGTCTACATGGCGTGGCTGTAAACCCTATCACCTTTCTCGGCTTCAGCTCATTCATGAATGTCATGAACTCACTGCCATCCTCAGGACTGTATCCGGCATGAGCCTCATCTATCAATACGTTTCTGATTCCCATCTCCTTAAGCTGACCAACAACTTTCTTGATAGATCCTAACGTGGCATATATCATGTTAGATAGCTCTTTCTTGCCACAGGAAGCGGAGTAGATGGTAGCCGGTATGCCATACGACGTTATCTTGTCGTGGTTCTGCTGCAGCAATTCTTTTGATGGTTGTAAAATCAGCGTCTTATCTCCCATCAATCTAGCCGCTTCTGCTATCAGAAGTGACTTACCGCAACCTACAGGACCTATGATCAATACCGGATCATGTCTATCAGAGTTTATGTAATCGGAGATACTTTTAACACACTCCTCTTGATATGGCCTTAATTTATATGTCATCTCTGTAGTTATCAAAAACGTCTTTCACGTACTCTAGTCTTATCGCACATTCCCGGCCATCGTCCATTTTTACCATCAAAGTCTCTTTGGTCTTGCTTATGGCTATTACCTCTCCTGTTCCTATCTGGGTATGGACTATATCGCCTAGCTTTATATTACATTTGATCATGGTCAAGTTTTTTATTAAATTCCTCTATCTTACTCCTATCTGTCTCTTTGGTCATCTTAGCCTCTTCCTTGAATATGTCATACCCTTCTCGGATATTGTCTCCAACCATATTCTCTATCATCTCCCTTAACTCATCGCTTCTTACGGCGAAAAATATCTGAAACGATTTACTTGTACCTTTCATTAGATAATCAATCTCCTTCTTGCATTCTGTCATCAACCGATCCAGATTATCTAATTTAACGAACTTAGAGTTGTCATTGGCTTTCCTTACCCCATCCTTGAAATCCTCCAATATCCCGTTAAACACATCTGCCATACACATCATGGAATGTAGCCATACCAGCATATTGAATTTATATTCATTATCAGCGTTGTTCATCAAACTCACCAAAGACTCGCTTTTTGTCAACATGATCTTCGATTCCCGGTCTACGATATCCTTTATCTCCTGTCGGTATCTCATGGCGCCAACGAAATCCATCTTAAAATAACATTCATTTGATTTCTCTACCAATTTCCTGATATCCTTTCTAGACATCAGAAGATCCAATACCTGTTTTTTTCTTTCGTTTTTATCCATAATCGTTTATTTATTGACACAAATATAATTAAAGCCTAGATGTTTACCTAGGCTTTTTAATAAAGTTAATCTTTTTTATTCTTTCTTTTTGACTCGTCCCAATCCGATGAGTACCTACATGTTCCTTGTTTATGGATTGAAAAATCGCACCAAAAACACAAGGGCTTGGGGCGGGGTTCAAGGCAGGCCGGCTGGCGTCCCATGAGGTAGCGCTTCTCGTACTTATACCCTTGTTTGGCATCGTCCCAAACGTGAGCTTGATAGCTATCTATTTTATTTGTCTCGAAATCATACATGTCAAGGAGAATATCGTTAAGTTCCTTGACCGATCTCTCTACTTTCTCCTTATCTACCTTCACGTTCTGATTGTCCAGCATGCGGGTAAAGAAATAGCTGCACATATCCGGCAATACCTTATATTTTCTGAGTATGTAAAAGGCGTATATCGGATGCTGGAGATTGTGAAGCAGCTTATCCTCATCGAATAACTTTCTCCCGGACTTCCAGTCTATCGTATACATAGCTATCCTGTCTTTTGTCTTATACTCTCCACGCCAGTCCACCGATCCTATGATATGTACCTTATCGTACGTCACGCCATCCAAGGTAAGAGGCTTGGGCAGCTTATAAGGCAGGACGAAGCCCTCCTCCACGCCGGCCGGTCTCGACCCCCGGATTACCTTCTCCATTGGCGTAAGATCGGACCATGCCTTCTTATAATTGCCAGCAGCATCCTTCTCAAACAACCCCACAATCCATCTTATTAGTCTAGCCGCATGTTGCATGGACTCGATTTGGGATTTTACGCTATCGAAAGGAATCTGCTCTATATCGGCGTAGTAGTTGAATGCCTTGCTCATATCCTCATAAGAAGGCCTGCATCCGTTCTTGAAGAAATACTCCATTGTCTGGTGGATAACCGTACCATATGACGTAGCCTCATGCTTTTCCGTGGACCTATGACCCTCCACGTAAGTCTTATACCATTTGTATGGACATTGGACGAACGTGTCTATCTGCGAGTAAGAGGCGGCGAGAACCTTCTCTCCGTTTATAACCTTACATAACAAATTATTCTCCGGTATCACCATAAAGCTTATCTATTTTTATGTCATGTCCGTATAAGTCCATTAACAGGTTTTGTAGATGGTGAAGATTCTTAATCTGAATAGGATCGCTTAGATCGTCTTCCAGATCCCTAAGGCTAAGATAATACCCATCGTCAAAAATCTCTATAGATATTCCGTAGCCTCGATATACATCCCGTCCTTTATCACGCTTAAACCTGATGGTATTAAGCAGGTTATCATCTATCTCAATAGGCATGACATCATCTTCCCCGGAATACCATTTCATTATCCCGTCATCAACCTCACGTTCAAGGATCAATGACTTACTTTCATTACGAATACCAGTAACGCACCCTACTCTCCATATATTGCCAGCCTTGTCTTTTACAAGATCCCCTATCCTTAGTTCTTTAGCCGAAATCATACTCGTCCTCCTCGTTATAATCGTCATCGCAATCATCGACAAGAGGGGTTTCTAGCCCCTCTTCCCAATCATCATATCCAAAGTCCATTACTTACTCTTAAACCAATCATACAACATATCCACAAAAATCCCTACAGTTAGTTCATCAACAGGTTTATCACCGAAGACATCATCCGATATCCTTATACCAATCTTCTCTTCAATATCCATCAACACCTCTAATAAATCAAATGGATCCATAGCCAGATCAGATGATAAATTACTATCTTCTTTTACATCATCAATTACCTCTATATCATTAATGTAATTGAACTTATGCATTTTTTCAAATATCTCTTTTCTGGCTAGTTTCAATATTTTATCCCTCTCCATGATTATTTAGATAATTATATAATATATCCATAAATTCCCCTACCGTAAGTTTAGTATAAGGCTTGATGTTTAGTATCTCATCAGGTATAGATATACCCATCCTTTTCTCTATTTCCATCACCACCTCTGTGTAGTCAAAGGAATCCATAGCCATGTCAGTCGCCAGCCCATCCTCGTTATCGATCTCGGCAGCATGATTTAAACCCGTAAACTCACCCATCTTCTCAAAGATCACTTCCTTGACTACTTTTTCAATTTCTTTTCTTTGCATGCTAAATTGACATTTTTAATCTTCTACCTAATTCTTTTTTTATATCTGATATTCTTTCGACGTCCATCTTAACATCTCCAGTAATAGTATATTCCTTATCTATTTTCTTAGGAGGATCCGGGAGTCGGCTTACGGCGAACAACCATGCCAGTTCCTTGTTCTTGTTCTCCCTAAGATATAGATCGGATGTCATGCCATACATCTTTATGATCGTATCGAATAACGTTGATTCCGATAAGCTCATATGTACGCTATAGACATTTGATGGCTTCCATATCAAGTTATCCAACCTCATCGTATATTCACGTTTAAGGTCTATATGGGATATTACGGCTCTTACTATAGGTTCTTCCTTGAAGTTGGTGTTAGCCACGAACCATACGAGCCGTTTCTCTACCTCCTTGATAGCTCCTGTATCCTTACCCATATCGTTATATACCCCAACGATACGGTCCCGGATCCCCTCGACCTCCGGTGTCAGGTCGGGTGTCTCTATCAGCATCAGCAGCGACCCTCCCCTTGGCGTTATCTTCCACTTCCCATTCTTCTGAAGCTCGATATAACCAGATGCTTTATAACTATCTATTTTCTCCTTTGGAATGACGCTAGCCATCTCCTCTTTCTGCCGGATCATCAAAAGATACCCGACATCAGACATCGTTAATCCTGATGTCATCATCTGTTCAAAATTTATGTACATATGCAAATAAGTTAAAATATTGATCTAATCTTTCTAGCTATTTTCTCTACTATATTAGGATGATCGGTATCGTTGTATATGTTAATCAACGTGTGTAATATATATAGCCTTGTATCCTTATAGGAAAGATTGAACCAAATTTCCTCTATACGACTATTGATCGGTTTAAACATCCTCAACTCAGGTATAAGTTCATACGCTAAAACTTTTTTTCTATCCACTAATCCAAGCTTATTAGCCGTTTCGGTTATAGCTGCACACATAGTTAACTCACGTCTATATTCTATAGCATCGTAAGCTCCTATCAATACCCTAAGGCCGTCTGCTTTCGATAATCTCTTTCCCTTTCTCATATTGTTTTACCGTATAAGATTCATTAGCCATACCAACCCTACCAACTGATATAGATTGATTTATTGATTGATTTAGATGCCCTATGACAGACATCTTAGCCCTAACCGTATTAGCGCATCTTAGAAGGATTCGATAGTCCTCTAAAGCCCGCTCGTACCTTACATCCACCCTAGCTCTTTTATCGGCGTCGGTCATACTCTTGCATGTCCCGTCTTCTCTCAGGCTTATAGCGATCTTATCCCGTATGATCCTGATATCATCCTCGGCTATCACCAGCTCAGCGTCAAGAACGCCTTTGTAGGAGCTAAGAAGATCCTCTACCGCTACAACCTCCCTTTTTAGGTTCTCCAATTCCAATATCATTGAGTTGTCATTTATCCTTTTATACTCCTGTACTTTATTGGATACCTCATCACAGATACTCATGATCTCCTTTTCCCGTTCCCGGTTTATGATATATCTGATGCTGTATTTAGCCATTTCCTTCAACGAGGATATAATTTCCTTTATCCCCATCTTATCCTCAACCGATAATACGGTCTTCAAGAACATTTCCAGCACCTTTATCACTACAAGCAAGTAATTATGTCTCAATCTCATGTCAATAAGGTGTTTCGTCATGTACTATATTGAAATCATCACTGGGCGGTATGTATTGCTGCTCCAATGGGATACTGGGAGGCGGGGGCGGTAGCGTAACGACTGTCGTATCCGGCCTGCCGCTACCTACAGGGGCATCCGAGCCTCCCGGTCTTTCTTGGCGCACCACCCCTCCATCAGGATAATATCGCTCATATCCTTTCATGATATCTACATGTATAGCGTCAATCTCCTCCAATGATCTTTGACGGACCTTTACGACATGATGGAACAATAATCCATCCACACGGAAGGATCGTCTTGACTCGCTCTTGAAACGTTCCAGATTAGGATACCAGCCTTGCGGGAATTGCATGTATGATGAATACCCGTATCTCTTTGGGATATTCAACGCTACCATAGCCGTACATAGCTGCCCCAATGTATCTGATTGATAGAAATCAGATTGTTTTGGCATATGATCCTTAGGATCCCGTCTTCCCTCAATATCACGGTTAAGTTGTGATATTATAAGAAAGAATATATTGGGAAAAGTTCTTTTAGCTATATTACACATGGTTATCAGACTATCTATATTCCTCTTAGCGTCACCCGTACCTTGTATAAGAGCTGTATGATCTATGGATACAAACACCATTTTCTTATCCTTGTTCGCTGGCATATAACTATTCCATAAGAAGTTCTGAAGCTCGTCTACTGTCGATGGTTTAGGGATGTATGTTATTCTGCTGGAGTTTTCCTCCTTAAGACATTTCTGCATTTCCTTTATCTCTTCATCAGACATCTCGTTAAGGAGAATATCTTGTATATCCTTTCCCATTTTTCTTGATAGTGAACGTAACATTAAATCCTCTGGATTCATTTCAAATTCACATCTGAGCCATACATAATCATCAGCTTGGGGATTGATATTAACATTCATTACATTGCTCATAATCTTCTGAGCCAAATAAGACTTGCCCACTCCGGGCCTAGCGCCGATAGCCACCGCATGTTGTGGGTAGAACCCGCCCAGCAACGCCTTGTCAAGATAAGCGTATCCAGTACGAGCCGGGAGAAGCTCTCCCGACTGATACTTTCTTATCCTCTCATAGGCATCCATGATAATCTCCTTGGATGACCTCCATATCCTATCCTCACTCATCCTCTTGCGTTTCTATCGCCAGCCGTATCGGATTTAGATCCTCTGTTAGCTGATCTTGATTTATATCTAAGTCCTTTAGCCGTATGGCATAAATCCTTTCCCTTCCGATAGGCTTTACCTTTCAGCTTATCGGTCTTGTAGTTCTTGCGACCCAACTCCCGTCTCTTGGCTTTCTGCTCAGGGCGGGCGTTGATCTTCTTATCCGTCTCAGCTTTCTTTCTTCTGGCCTCCGGATGTGTCCTATAATATTCAGTCGACCTCCCCATCCTCGTCCTCCTCGTCATAATCATAATCCTCTACGATAATATCCTCTCCATCTAAATATGAGGCTTTATCTCCGAGTCTGCTTCTCATGCTCTCGTAAGGATCATCTCCATCTTTTATTTCCCACACACATAAGTGCGGACCTATTATATCAATAAGCATGTTGGCCTTATCCTCGCTTATGCCTTTTTCTATCATCTTATCTCTGCATTTGTAAAAACCACATGTCTTGTTAAACACTGATCCTCCTACATAAAACCCTGTCTGTTTGTGAATAAAAATTACTTTCATGTTCTGTCAATTTTTATCAATATAATAATTATTTTTTGTAATCACCGTAACTCATGTCAGCGTCACACACCACCAAGTCAGTTACCTTATCCACTACATGGAATAGATGCTCCGGACATCCGTGGCATGCGCTACCTCCTATCGCTATCGTATTATGCCTAGGGCAGTTATTTCCCCTCCCTCCATCATATATCTGTATCCGATTATCACTATATGCCTTGATATGTCTCATGACTTTAAGTAATGATGGCAAAGACATCTTGTAAGGGGATATATGCTCCTCCGGTATCATAAGCTCACCAGATAGTTCTTTGTAAAGATCATGTCTATCCTGTCCTGTTTTTATTAAGAATACGTTGATCTCGGTCATTACCATATCCATAGACCTAAGGAGATCCGGCTTGGCTAACCTACCTACAGGTTTACCCGTAGAATTGGATCTCATCCAAGCTCCACACTTCTCGCACCCGACTTGCTTCCCCTCTACCGTATTTATCATAGTGGATGGGTTCTTGCAATACGGGCATATGGATCCGTTTAACATAGCTTTCTGGGCTAAAGACAACTCTCTCATACCGTTTCTTCTATCTTAACATTAAATAGATTGCAGAATCTATTAAAATTCCTATTTTCTATTTTCATATCCTCCTCATACCTGTCAATTGACTTGATGAAATCATTGTAACAGTCCTTGCACATCCATTGATTGATCACCGCCACGTAATAACCTACGGATATAGGTCTGTTACACATATCACAAATACCTAAGCACCCGTATCTGGTAAGCTTATCCATCATCTCCTGTCTTGTTATTTCAAGCACCTTGAATCCCTTGTAATTATCAACTACCTTTGCCATTATTATAAATTTGTTTAATTATAAAATAATCCGCTATATCCATCCCCTCATCTATATTGGGTTTTGATTCTAGAAAATCACTTATCTCTATATTCATCCCCCTCATCTCCTTGTCTACCTTCTTTCTCCATTCGTTGAAAGCGTCGCCCTTATCCGGATACAGGACTATCCGCCTCCTACCCAATGTCTCTATCATCTCCCTCTTCAACATATGGATACCGCCACAGGCCATGAACAACCTACTAGGGTACACGATGTTGCAGACAACAGCTGTCTTCTCTGACTCTACTATATACACCGGAGCGTCATTGGGATAGAAGTTGATAAGGAACTCCCCGAACAGGCATTGCCTAAGCAGGTAATCCTGACCGTCCAGTATATGCACCCAACATACGTGATCCATGGGAACCTTTACCCTCTTCCCGTCAGGCCCGTAGTCCATTATCTTCCCGGTCCGCACCACCCAATTCTTATCCAGTTGCCAGAACACACAGCACTTACCCCAGTCCCCGAATCTCATCATCCCCACCTTATACAAGCTAAATGCCCTATTGGTATGATACGATCCGAATATATTGGATAGATAATCCTGAAGATCAGATGTCTCGAAAGGATTAAGCGTCTCAAACATTTTGCTTACCGGAATGCAGTTGGCTATATCCGGATCCACGGGAGGCCTATACCTCCTTAATACTTTGTTTGAATCGGTAAAAAGATCATTGTTCCCAAGCTCATTGCCTGTTGGGTATTTAAAATAACCACATTTATTTTTATGATCACACACCCCAAACTGCTCCCCTACTATCTGTCCGGTGGTTACATCTACGTACGGCGTAAAGCATCTATCCCTGCCGCATTGCGGGCACGTCAGCTTCTTTCTTGGCTTACTATGATCCAATTCATACCTATGAACGCTCTTATTAAACTCCCTGAACTCCATCACGCTTTCCTCTCACTCATCACCCTATATATATAATCCCTCAATGACTCTTTTCTTATCAAGCCATTCAATTCAAAATCGCTTTCTATATCCAAAGAACCTATTCTTGATGTAACCGTATAATTGGTTTTCTCGAACTTATACTTACCTTGGAGATATACGACTGTAGCCATGTTAAGTATAGGATTATCAGTTTGTCTCTTCAGTTTATATTGGCTTGTCTTGGCGGTAGGATCACCCGGAGCGAAGTTATATATCTCCTCTATCTCCAATATCTTTCCGTAGTTCTCCATTATCATTCTTCTATACAACTCAAGTTGAAAAGCATACTCATCATAGAAATTGCCTTTCCTGTTTGATTTGAAGTCCAATATAGCGAATATCCTCCTGCATCTCTTTATCTTCTTTTTCTCTGTCTTAGGTTGGCCTTTCTTGGCTCCAGTCTTATAGAACTCTCCTGTCTCGACCTCTATCTCCACCATCTCCGGCTCGCTATCCATCTCCACCACGGCATCCACAGAGGAAGCCACTTTCAATCTCCTTGACCTCAACATCTTCTCAATCAACACAGGTTTTACATGTCTTTCTTTACAGAATATAGCGAATGATATTAGATCTTCTATCAACTCATCCATATTATCCACTAATATCCGCTCCATCCTATACTTGTCTATTCTCAACTTAGCTTCCTTGACAGCTTTTCTTATCCATGTTGGAATCAGTTTTATCTTAACTCCAGTCAGATACAATCCAAATAAGTAATGCATGATCGTACCCAAGTCAGCCCGGTAGTTGGCGTACTCGTCTGGATCCTTACCCTTGAGTCTCATCTCATTTTTCCATTTTTCTAATGCCCCGGAAGTATCACAATACCCATTAGCGATATTGTTAGTAGCCCCATCATATATGATAGGGTATCCATCAGCTCCCATTTCATAATAAACACGCTTGCCAGCCACGGTCATTCTGTATAAGACTGGTGTCGGGATATCCTTGATCCATTCAGCGGCATAATACTGTTGCTCAGTCTCCAGATCATACTCAATTTCTATCTCCTCATCAGGCTCTTTTTTAGGCTCGTCAACAGGCTTTTCTTCCTCATAGATATCTTCCTTCGGAACCATTGATAAAACGTCTAATATGCCAAAGAATGCGGTAAATTTAGGATCTGTATGATATGCCCTTAATATTGGAAGTGATGATCGCCAGTAATATGATGGCGCATGCTCATTCATTTCTTTATCAAAACTCGCCTTTATTACCACTCCATCATCCGTGATGACCATATGATGCCTTTTAGATAAACGGATTCTCATGTCATCAAACGATTCCTGATCGCTTATGACTTCCATAATCGTTCCGTTATTATATATCGTGTCACTTATAGCCTCGTATCCGAGAGCTAGAAGTAATCTTTGTTTTCTTCTATCCATAATAATAATCTGGTTTTTAATTTACCATCCTCCTCGACTTTAGGTGCGAGATCCCTCATCTTTTTGGCCACTAAAAGCCATGTGTCACCGAACTCCTCTAAAAGCCGATCAAAATCCATCGTGTCTAGCAGATAGTCAAACCTCGTGTGTTCGTCTATCGTCAAATAAATAACATTATCATTATCCTCAGCGACAGACTTATATCTTCGTTTAGGATATAAGTGGCATATATTGCCTACTCCGGGGCATGGTATATACATCCCCGTAAGGGATCTTCTTACCATACTTAATCTTGCCACATGAGCGCCAAAAAAGACGCTGAGGCTTCGTCCCTTCGGCTTGGCCTTCATCCGTATCGCCGTCCTTTCCTTTGGCGGTAGTTCCATAGCCCGGCACGCAGGGCACAACCCCTTGCTCCTTATGGCTACCATCCTGCCGCACCTCTCACATGGTAACATCCTACCCTTCATGCCTTTTTCTTTTTATAACTTTTATTAAACTCCATGAGACTCATGGCTCTATATCTCTTAAGCCTATCTATTTTGCCCTTCGTCCAATCCTGATCCTTGAAATTGATGATCGTGTCGAATATCTGAGCTAGTTCCCGGATATTAAAACTCCTGTTTTGTATCTTCTTATAGAACCCCGATCTGCTATATCCTAATTTAGAAGCTAGATAAGTTTTGTTAGACAATGTGAGGATACGATAAATCGTACCCTCCATCTTGCTTATCTCCATCAACTTCTCGGCGACGGATGATGTGGTCTCATAGCTAGCTTTATTGCTTACTATTCTCATGTTTCTCCGGATTCCTGATCTTACCATCAAACTCATAGAAGTCCATCAGTTTCTTCTCTTCCTTGATACAAGTGACAACGAAATCTGATATGGTTCCTTTCATGCCTTCCTCGAAATTCTTTTTGGCATGATCAAGGTCATTGGCCCGAACGATGTAGTTAAACGCCTTGCGTTTCTCATTGCCCGATTTCTCGTCTGTCGTAATATAATCAGCCGTGACCTTATAGAACCGGTCTCCATCCATGGCGAATAATTCCGCTATCCGGAATCGTTTGATATCAACACTAAACTCATCGGAGATAAACGGTTTCATCTCCTCTATGATTCTAGCTTCACACTCGGTATAAGAAAGAGCATCTACTAAATATTCTTCCTTAACCTTCTTCTTCATGCCATTCTCGGCATCGGTCTCATAAGAAACCGTACATTTAAACCAATTGTGCATCTTATTAATCTATGTTGTTGTTAGACAATGGGTAATCCTTTATCCCTTCACGAATATATCTTTCCGTATCATTATCCACGTCATAAGCTTTCTTAAAAAACGTCATAGCCGTATTCGTATCATGATCCACCAACGGAAGATATTCCTTTACAAAAAGGAATCTAAGATGATTCATATGATCAATCTTATTTCTTACATCGATTACCTTCGTCCAGATCTCGGCATGGATTTCACTCATTCTTTTTATATCCTTCTTGTATTTATCTACCTGATCTTTATACTCCTCCTCAATCTTATTATTCTTGTCCTTTATAGATTTGTAGGATTCCTCATCTTTCGTATCAAACATTGGAATATGTTTGATATTGATTATATCCAACTTATTATATATCTTATCATTGGATATAGTGAAATCGTATGTAGTCTTGTATAAATCAAACTTACTTAAGAACTTAGCTATTTTAATAGCATCATCCTGATTAAAAACAGCTATGCTCAATCCTTCTAAAAGGTAGAAGAAATTAGATGGAGAAATAGGTTTGTAGTCGTATGTCTTCATAACTGGAGGTTCGTCCACAAACCTAACACCCTCCTTAGCGCATCTTGTTATGATCAATCTATCTATCTGCTCGTCAGTAAGATCATATATCTCCTGATCGGTCATCTCATTAATAGTCTTCATCGTCATCCTTCTCTATCATTATAGCCTTTACTGCCTTTTGTTTATAAACCTCACTCATAAGGCAGGTAAAATCCATATCATCCATACCAGCCATAACATTGGCTTCTACTTCCAAATTCATCTCAATGTTCATTACCGAGACTTCATAGTTACTATCATCTTCTTTATAGAAAATGACTTTGCCACCATACTCGAAACCATCATCTTCGGTCTTAACCATATCGATGATCTTCTCCAATTTCTTTACAAACTCACTCTTTTTCATATATGCAATTTTTATATGTCTACAAAAGTAGACATTTTGTTTTTGAATTAAATTAAATAAACATTATTAATAGTTAATACTATCCTTTCTCCTATCATTCATATTTATTCTTTGGTAATTATACCCTAACATCTGCTCCATCTTCTTTAACCCAATTAACCGTATCGCAATGCCAGCAATACCCTGTCTCGGAATCCTTTTTATGAGAATGGGAACCACATGTAGCGCACCAATAATTATCATCTATATTGTATGTGTAACTTTTATCCTCATGCATCTTATCTATTCTAGCTACCCTATCTTCCAATAGATCCTTTAGATAATGGCATTCATAAGGCCTATCTTCTTCCCTTAATATATAAACATCTATGTCCATCATATTCCCCATCCTGTCCGTGCACATCAGCTCGGCGGCATGACGTACATTCCCTTCCGGCATCCCCGGGACTATCTCCCGGATCACTGCCTCCATCTTCTCTTGGTATTCGGTGTCTACCTTAGCCACCAAGTCTTCTAGTTTATCTATTAAGCTCATAATTTTTATTGTATATAATTACTATTTGATATTTATACATATTTATTCTGTATCATCTTCACATTCACCTATCATATCCGTATGACCAAATATCATATCAATAAATTCAAGCATCTCATCATTAAACGATCCGCTTTCTTCTTGCAGCTTCCTACATTCATCCTCGGTCAATCCACAAGAAGACACCAGTTCCTCTGCGGCCTGCGTCCATCGCCCGTCGTGGGCTAGCTCCTGAACCGCCAGCCATATCCCTTGGTTCATGCCCTTCATTCTTGTCTTATCTGAAATATTCTTATCCTCCATATTCTCAATCATTTTTAATTCTTGTTTCCAAAAAGCTATATATCCATCCTCTATATTGCTATGATATACAACATCATTGGTGCCATTATCCAATATCTCATATACGTCACCCGACTCATCCATTACCCCACGAAAAATGTTCTCTCTATCCAAAAAATAACATGGTTTCTGTACTTCCGGTAGAGAATTATCTAATGATATCCACTCCGATCCAATTACGGTTATTGTAGCTCCCATATGATTCTTCGTTTAATATTACTATTTTAACCTTAAATCCCAACACATGATCTATTATATCATCATCCACCATATTATCCTCATTGATAATACCTTCGCTCGCAAGATTTATGTAATCCGGTTCAGCCAAATCACATATTACCTTCCCATCCTTATCCATGATCCCATATATATAACCATCTAATTTCTCTACCATATCATTATACGTATTACAGATATAAACAATATGATAATCATCGTATTTTTTTCTCGACATACTCATGCACATCCATTTCCAGAACCTCATCATCAGCACTGCCCGCATAATACTCAAGCGTATCCATCACCACTACCGGCCATCCTATCTCCTTGGTCATAGCAGATATCTCGTCAATGACTTCCTTCGTGCGAGTTTCGTCATACTTCCCATTGTTAAACTCATGCATCGCATAAGTCAATTCATGAATATTGCAACAAATCAACCCTATATGTTGATTTTGCTCCCGTTTGATTCTATCTTTTGTATCCATATTTATCTCCCCTATTCACTCATTCTTTTAATAAAATTCTCCCATGATAGATCAACATCGTTGTAATGCTTGCAACAAGCATTCTGGATTCTCTCTATCAACGGAATGAACCATAACTGAGTTATTCCGTAACGAGTCTGGATTATTCTACATAGATTTATTTTTATTATCTCCATGTCATTAATACTAGGAGATGCATTGTCATTCTCACATCTATCTAATATCGTTTGAATTGTAGCCAAATAATGATCCATATCTTAAATTGTTAATTAATTACCATTTCCCATTCCCCGGTATAAATAATACCTCTCCTGTACTTACCCAATGATTCCAGTTATTTTTAAGCTCATTAATGTCATAAGCCTCAGCCGAATGACCATTGTAAGACCTTTTTATAACTGACATAATGCTTTCCGCCTGCACGCTCCAATGACGATAACAGTCTGTCCCGCACCCGCACGCCGTGGATCTCCCGTTATCGAACTCCCAGACCAGAGGCCGGAGGCCGCATCGTGGACATGGCAACCATTCCATTGGATTCTCTGGCTTCTTGTAAACATCAGTACACTTATACTCTACTGTCATAATTAGTTCTATTAAATTGATCTGATCTTTTGATCTCCCATCTCATTCTTATCCTTGAACATCATTATCCTATTTACAATCCCCTCCGATTCCATGTATGTCGAGAATCCATGTATCCTTAGATATTGAATAGCTGATAATGATTTCTCTAATATCTCCCTATACTCCATATCTGTTTTAACTGCTTTCTCCATGATCTTTTCCCTCCATTTCTTCTAATATAATTACCTATTTAATTTAGGAATGTAATTATATATCTATTTAATTTCAGTGATTTCCCATCTAATCTAATTTAAGTTTAAATCACTTAATGTTAATACCTTTTTATCCAATAGATCAATAAGTAGCATCGCTCTCGACTCTACCTCTGTATCTCCAAATCCACTATACACTTCTGTTTGTGAATCGTAAACATCGTATCGAACATAGGCAGTTTCGTAATATTCGCTATCCTTATTCGGGAAATATTGTGTCAACTGCAACCAGTCATCCCATATTTTTGATTTACTGACATTTATCATACTTGGTAGTATCTCTCCAAGTTCATGACTCATATAAGCCGGTATGAGGTCGCCTTCTTTTCTATATGAATACCTCATTGTATTTTGCACAACTGAATCTATCTGGGTTCCCCCCCTCCTTTCATCTCTTTCACAAAATAAAATTCCGACTCCGAATTTACGCCCAACTCATGCAACTTTAGCGCAAGCTCATAAGGGCACATAAAATTTTGATATTTCATGTTATTCTATATTTTCGTTTCTGTAATCTCCAGCATAGTCCAACCATACCCTATAATCATTTCTATACTTGGTTGCCTTTTCATATTCCGGTAATACGTTTTTTTACAAAAGATGTTCGTTACCTTCATAAGGAATACAATAGATCCATCCCGTCCCATTTAAGCATTCATATCTCTCTTCTTTATATTGAGCATCAGCAATTCCCCTAACAAACAAACTTACGTGCCAATCATCGTCTTCTGTATCTCTTACTAAAACTTTATCAAATGGCTTGAATTTATATTTCGGTTCTATTTCAATACCAAAGAATTGTTTCAAATATATTTTGGCTTTAGGTTCTTTACTTGCCTTAAGATCGTTAATAAAATTTCGCTTTTCGTCCTCAGTGGCATATCTATATCTCTCAATATTATTTTCATTGGCAGCTCCATTGTCGAAACATAAATAACCCCCTTCTTGCCAAGAGGCATGATAAGACGTAAGGTATTCCCCGTTTGTATTTAATATGAATAAGTAATCACCTTCTTCATTGCTCAATACATCTCCGTCCTTGAATGTGGTATATTCCGGAATATTAATACAAAGCATACATCCTTTTGCTCCTAGCCCATTATCAGTATACACTAACTCTACCTTATAATTATGCCCGAACGTTATAATCTCGCCCTTGCGTTCACCATTGCTGATTTTCTTTGCCAACTCTAAGTTAAATGGTTTTATTATCATTCCCTTTTCCATAATTTTGTATTTATATTGTTATTTTCACTTTAAGTATTTCTTCAAGTTGTATATCCACATCATAGTCCTTAACGAAATCCGTTAATCTATTTAATATATCATTATGCTCTTTTGTGGAAAGGATATCATTATCATACAGATATCTTTCACATGCGAACATCTTGGCTGCTTTATCTCTATTTATCTCATTCTCTCTCATTTTAAGATCATGCAAAGTCATTAAATTTAGATTATATGTGCATATATGAGCATCCCCATAACCGGTTAGATTATTTATTATAGCTACATAATATCCACCCCCTATGTTGTATACCTCCTTGACCTCCCATATATCCTTGCTATTATATTCATGTTTATGATATTCATCTATAAAATCCTGTCTTATAGATACCATATCTCCTTCTTTAATACTCATATTTTCTTACGTATTTATATGTTATTTTATTACTCAACCAAGCCAACGAGCAAGGGCTGCGCCTTGTCTTCCCCGACCGCCTACCCATATACGCCGGCTCCACCGGTAACGCCACCCATGACATCTTGGATGTTTCTCCCGTAAATTATAAGACAGGATTTTATAGATGAATATCATAA